AGATGCGCTAGAGGCAAAAGAACCAGACGCTATTCGCCGTTTCCAAAAGGCAATGAAGCTCAAGATGGTTACGGGCAAGGGTTATTTTTGTTTCATCGACAAGATCAATGCCAAGCGTCCCGAGATGTATAAGCGTCTAGGTTTGTTTGTCAAGGCATCCAATCTTTGCGACGAAATCACCCTGTTTGCTGATGACGAGCACACGTTCACCTGTGTTCTTTCATCAATGAATGTTGCTAAGTATCCAGAGTGGAAAGATACAGATGCTGTATTCTGGGCAACGGTGTTCTTGGATTGTGTCGCGGCTGAACTCATTGAACGAGGTCAGAACATCCCTGGTCTAGAGAAAGCAATTCGCTTCACCCAAAAGGGACGGGCCTTGGGTCTTGGCCAATGCGGTTTCCATACTCTGTTGCAAGAGAAGATGATTCCGTTTGAAAGTTTTGAAGCCCATATGCTTAGTCAGGAGATTGCAAGACACATTTGGGAAGAATCTGAAAAGGCTTCCCGTGATATGGCAATCGAGTTAGGTGAGCCTGAATGGTGCAAAGGAACAGGTCTTCGCAACACTCATCGTATCGCTGTGGCCCCAACAAAGTCAACAGCCCTCCTAATGGGTGGCGTTTCAGAAGGTATCAATCCTGATCCTGCAATGTCATTCACACAAAACACTGCTGGTGGTGAAGTTGATCGCTTGAACCCAGTATTGCTAAAGCTAATGAAAGAGAAAGGCGTCTATACCAAGAAGCATGTTCAAGAGATCACTGACAAACAAGGTTCTGTGCAGCATGTGTCTTGGCTAACAGATGAGGAAAAAGCTGTATTCAAGACCGCCTTTGAAATCAACCAAAAGGCTATCATTCGTATGGCGTCAGCTCGCGGTCGCTACATCGACCAATGGCAATCATTGAATCTGTTCTTTGCAGCGGACGAAGACCCTGCTTGGATTGCAGAAGTTCATAGCGAAGCTTTCCGCGACCCCAATATTCTTGGACTATATTACATCTACACTCAAGCGGGTGTCCAAGCCTCAAAGGGGGAATGCGAGGCTTGTATGTGAGTTGGTATAGGTTTTAAAATAAAGGAGTTTGTTAAAATGCAATTGCTAAAGTTTCAAGCCTCATGGTGTCAACCTTACAAGATGCTTTCTAAGACGATGGAAGGCATCAACCATCCTCTAATTGAAAGCAAACAAGAGATTGATATTGACGAGGACATGGGGAAAGCCAAGCAATACCATATTCGGGGTGTCCCTACTTTGATCTTGAATGATGATGAAGGCAAAGAAGTGAAGCGCCAATTTGGTTACATGAGTGAGTCCCAAATTCTGAAATTCCTAGAGGGTTGACTGATAAATATTCTTAGAACTCTTTAGGAGTATTTCACATGCTAATATCATTCGGCGAATTTCTAAACGAGGGTGGCAACGTCAAAATCGGTGACGTGGAAGCCACCCGTATCAATCTCAAGGAAGTAGACCGAAAAGACATCGTAAGGATGCTTGAAAGGTCTCTTGCCGTTATCAACGCTCACTACAAACGTTTTTCGGGTGAGCCTCTTTGGGTCAAAGAACTATTCAAGTCAAAGAAGTTCCTATCTGGTTCTTCTTTGCATTTCTTCGACCGTAAGATTCCAGACAAAGTATTCGTTGAAAAGAAACCTACTGTTGGTGACATTGATACTCAAATCAACAAGTCCATGGCTGAACAGGTAAAGAAGTGGCTCGATTCATTGCATGGCACCAAGCTAGGGTATCTAACATTCGTTGGCTACAAATCTTCTGCGGGCCAATATATCACTTTGTGGACGATTGACAAATATAACCTGAACATTCAGATTGACCTAGAGCTGGTTGATTATGAAAACAATATGCCTACTGCATGGAGCTCATTCTCTCATAGCTCATCTTGGGCAGACATTCAGGCATCAATTAAGGGCGTGTTCCACAAGTACATTCTCCGTGCTTTGACAAGCAAGAACATGAGAGAAATTACTTTGTTGAAGGGTAAGAAGGAAACGCCTACAAAAATAATGACAGGCGAACATTCATTCTCCGTTGCATTGGGTCTTCGTCGGAAACTCCAACAAACAGAAACTCCTGGCGTGTATCGTGAGATTGCAACCAAAGACTCAAAATACATTACCGACCTGCAGGAAATCTTCAAGACTCTATTCGGTCATTTGCCCAATGCTTCAGAGCTGGAGCAATTTGAATCTTATGTAGGCGTTTTGAAACTTATCAAGAAGTATTTTACCCCGTCAGAAATTGATAACGTAATTCTAGGATTCTCTTTGCTTCTATGGGGCCAAGGCGCACAAGGCCTAGTTCGTGGAAATCCAGAAGAAGATTTTGAGACAAAAAAGGTAGCCTATGATATGATGTTGAAGGAATTGGGTAGAAAACAACCCAAGGAAGTAGACGCAATGATTGATTCTTACTACAAAGCTTACAAGTAAATGGCATCAACTGGTCTAACCAAATTCAACAAATACTTCAGGGGTAAAGGCGAGGTTGAAACCTTTGCTAAGGGTGAAAAAGGCAAAGACGTCACCGTCTATGAATCTGTTGATGGCAACAAGAAAGTAGATACCTTGAAAGACGGTACGCCCATTACCGTTATTGTGGGAAAGGAGTTTCAGAAGCGTTACTTCATCAAATACAAGGGCGGGATGGGTTACATCAGTGACAATAACACGGGTAAGCCCATCCCTTCCAAGTCAAAGGTGAATGCAGAGCTTTCACGAATTACCGCAAGCGACTTCATCGGAGGCGGGAAGTCCGTCAAATTCAAGTTCATCGACCAAGAAGTCGAATGCATGGAATTCATTTCAAAGGATCAGCTTGCGAATTCCATCATTGATTCGATGAAGAAAGTTCGAGGTGTCAGTGACGAGGTTAGAGAAACTTTTGAACCTTGGCTAAAGGGCAACTTGGGTGACTTTCATTGGGTTACTGGCGTGGCGCCTGAAGAGAAAAACAAATTCGGCGTATACTTCGGCGAATTGTTCATCGGACTATTTGCTCTTGCAAACAAGACCGCGAATCATGTTACACCCACTCCGTGGCGTGGTAAGGTCAAACGATTCTTGATGCCAACCGACCCTTCATTCTCCGGCGTTGATTCGTTCATCGAGTTGGAAGATGGAGAGATTGTTCCGATCTCAAACAAATTCGGTACAGGTGCTGCTGCTTCATTCTTCAGCAACCTCCTAATCAAGGGTTTGCAATATCACAAGAAACTCCCCAAGTGTATCTTCAAAGACATTGTAGAGACCGCTTTGGACATTGGTGTAACGATTCAACACCTTGAGAAGAAACAAAAAGCAAAGCCAATTCTTTATGAGTACGGCATTCGTCATGTATTGGGTTTGAACAAGCAGCAGGTTAGAGACACCTACGAAGTTTTCACGGCCATCAAAATGAAAAAGAATTTTGATGAGAAAAACCTCGTCATTTCAGCTATTGCCAATCGCCGAGGTGTAGACAAACGTATCGTAGATTTGCTTGAAGATTCGGTTACCGCCTTTTTCTGTCGAGAGATTGCCGATATGTTGGAAGGCGACAAGGTTAGCATGGACACTATGAAGGAAATCCTTGCAGGTAAGAGTTATTGGCAGGCCAACCTTCAGATGAACGATTGGGAGAATGGTAAGGTGAAATTCAAGCTGGTCAATTCAGGTTCAGCCAAGCTACAAATCATCGGCTCAAAGGCTGCTATGAATGACGTTGAAGCGAAGCAGGGAATGATCAATTATCGACTAACCGTTGGATGAAGAGCAGAACTGGCCCACCCAGCACACTCTTTAAAAATGTTTTAGATGGGCCAAGTCTTAAGAAGAATCATTCTTGGTGGTCATTGTAGCACACGACCACCGAATTCTTATATCATTCGTTCAGCAGTTTCGGTGAATCAACCTTCTTTGAGCCGTTCACAACCAACTTCTTAGAAAAACCAGAAACGCGCTTTAGTTTTACGGTCAACATACCGTTATCCAAATCTGCCGATTCTGCTTCTAGGTGTTTGCTAATACGGAAATCCAACTGGAATTTTCTGCGAGCGATGCCATGCTGAATAAAGTCATAATCTGTAGGGCGTTCTTTTACGGAACCTTTAATGCGAAGATTGTCGTCCGTAAATTCAACATCTAATTCATCTTGGTCGTATCCTGCCACAGCGACTTCAATTATCACTTCATTACCATCTTTAGATCGAAGGATGTTGTAAGGAGGAAACGACTGTTTGGAAGGAATGAACACTGCCTGATTTAAAAACTCGTCAAGCGCGCTAAAGGTTTCAAAAGGTGATTTATATAGAGACATATCTCCTCCTTTGAGCAAGATAGTTACGATGAAATGGTCATCGCAGCCAATCAGTTCTAAATGAACCTGATACACATATTTATACAAGAAATCTCTTTATTCCGGTATAAATATTCAAAATCTTATAGATTCAACCTAGTAGTTTCCGTTATAATGTCTATAAGAAAGGATGTTGACATTAGTCTGGATGTTGGCGCACCAAGAGACTTAGGGGTACAGTAATGGGATTCGAGAAGTATCTACAAGAGGCTGAGATTGCAGCATCAAAACGCAAAGGCATAATGCATCTAGAAAAAGCCAAGCCATCGGAGTTCTTAGAGCTCGCCCGTGACATTATGAAATCAGGCAACGGGCAAATGAAAGACGTGAAAATCAGCTTGAAGGTTGACGGTGCTGGTATTCGTTTCGGCAAAGACTCTCAAGGTCGATTCTTCTTTGAAACATCACGCTCTGGCCCTATTCAACAGAAGAAGGCATTTACAGCGCACGCTTCACAAAAGGATGGCGTAGACCTAACCAGAGCCAACCATTATGATGATATGTATGACCACATCGAAGCTTCGAATCTCTGGAAAGATTTGCCTCCAGATACGAAGGTTGTGGCTGAAATATTGTATAATCCGATGGCAGAGATTCTACAGGATAAGATCAAGTTTGTTTCTGTCGCCTATGACAAGAGCAAGTTGGGTTCTCTAATGACCATCATCCCGCTTGATGTTGTTGTCTCATCCACGGGCAAGACGCATGATGACAAAGACAAGATCATCGAAGGTCTCTTGAAGAAATCGAATTCTGAAATCAAGGTCGAAAGTGCGAACCTACAAGGAACAACGCTTAATGTCGAAACAATCCTCAAGCCAATCTTTGCACTTGGTTCAGACATTGATAGCGTTCTGGCTTCTCGTAAGGCTAGCGACAAAGCGAAGAAAGAACTCTATCAGATCGTGATTCAAAATGTCAAGGATCAATTGGCTAAATTCATCTTGAATCACCCTGAGATTGTAGGAAAGGATAAATTCGGCCCAGAGATTGAAGGTTTGGTTCTTGACTTGGGTAATAGACAATTCAAGGTGACGACTTCAGCATTTAAGGCATCGAAGCAAAAGGTATAACATGAAAACATTTGTGACGTCCGACTCGCACTTCGGGCACCGAAATATCATTAAGTATTGTAATAGACCGTTTAAATCAGTAGAGGAGATGGATTATGCCTTGGAGTCTATTTGGAATAGCTTGGTCGGCCCTGAAGACATTGTTTTTCATCTTGGTGATGTTACACTTGCTGGTCCTGATAGGTGCGGCGATCTTCTTAATCGTCTGAACGGTAAAAAGATTCTGATTGCAGGGAATCATGACAGAAAATCAATTCAGAACCTCGGATGTTGGAAGAAGGTTTGTGAGAACTTCAATTTCAACTACAAAGGCATAGATGTTCATATGCAACATGTGCCGTGGGTCAAGATGAACCCAGGGCATTTGTACTTGCACGGCCATTGCCACGGAACATTGGGTACGTGGAACAAAGGTCAAATTGACGTAGGTGTGGATTGTTGGGATTATGCGCCTGTTGAGTTGGAAGAGCTAATAGAATTCTGGAGAACAATGAAAAATGACAACGATTAAAGGAATGGTATATGATTCGTTTGGTTTGCCTGCATTTTGTCTAGACAAAAGGAAAGCTCCGAAAGGAGCTTTCTCTTTTTGAATCATGTCTTGGTTGATTTAAGTTTCCACGCAAATTTATCCAATTGTGAGATGATTTCTTGAACCATGTTTGAGGACGTTTCGTCTAGAGAATTCAAAAGCTTAGTAAGATCTTCAGTGGATAACAATTTCAATACCATATCAATGTTTCTATCTTCATCTGATGAGGGTGAAGGTATTTTAGACCCCTCGATACTAATTAATGCTTTATCGTTGATAGCCATAATTCTTTCTGCTATCACGTCAATTTGCTCATTTGAATAGTCGTAAATCTCTCCAAAAAGAGCATGAAGTTCTAAGAAGTTCTTTCCCCTAACGTTCCAATGCGCTGATTGCGATGCTCTTCTAATATCCTCTAATTTAGTCAAAATTGAAGATAGTTTTTTAGACGCATCTCTTTCTTCATTCAAAAACCTTGTAAAGCTTTTCATTTTCGTCTTCCGTTCTTATCTAAGGGCTTCTCAATATCCATTTCTAGACAAAAAAGAGCCCTTGCGGGCTCTTTTTGATGAAACAACATGCAAATTACATGATGTTCTTGACTGCAGCGATACGGTAGTAACCGTTCTGACGAGTCCCACCATTGTAGAATGGGTTTGCGACCTTACCATAACGAGTTTTGAAGGCTAGCTTTGGCTGGAAGCTGGCTTGGTCAACTGCACGGTACATTTGTAGTGGAACGTATGGGCAGTAGAAGTAACCTGCATCGAATGGGCTGTCGCCTTTGTAGCCAACCATGAAGAAGTTAGCTTGTGCATAAGGATCAACATACACCTTCATACGGCCACCGATGGTACCAACGAAAGTTGACTGGGTCCAATCGGAAGTAACGTTCACTTCTAGAGCGCTTGTTGAAAGGATGTTTGCCATCGCTAGAGCGGATGCCACGTCTGCGGAAACCACTAGGATGTTGCCTTTACCACGACGAGTGTCAGTGGCGATCTTGTTTGCATCGCGCTCGATCTGGAAGTGTAGGCCCTTGAAACGTTCTGCTGACCAACGACCATCTGCATCGGCTTGTAGGTCGAACACACCAGGCATTGTGGTATCTTCAACTGCACCTAGCTTAGCCTGAGCATATAGGGTACGTAGGAATTCCCGGTTGATTTCTGCAAGGATCTCGTTGCTTAGAACGTTTGCCAATTCAGTTTCTGCATCAAGACCATGAACTGCTTGCATGTCTTGTGCCAATTCAACTGAATACTCAGCCTTCAATGCACGAGTCACTGCAGTAACGCTGATCTTTTCGATTGACACTGCCATTTGAGCAGAAATGTCACCTTCGCCTGTTGCAACATCGACGCCGCCGCCGGTGTTTGCCGCGAACGCGAGGTTCACTGCAGTAGCGGTAGCAGTAGCGTTTGCGCTTAGTTCAAAGGTTGTACCGTTGGTGATAGATGCCACTGTTGCGCCATCTGGAACACCCGCACCGTAAACCAACATACCAACACGTAGGTCGGAAGTGTCAGCCACGGTAACCGTTGCATCGCCAGCGGTTGTAGCAGCAGCCTTAACGCCTGCAAACATACCTTCGCTGTGAGTGCCTTGACCTGAGAAGTTGGTCAATGCTTCATTGAACAGTGCTTCTGGGCCTGATTGGTTGTTGTAACGGCTACGTAGAGCGAACACCAAACCAGTAGGCATTGACATTGGCTGAACACCGGCAATGTCGAAAGCGATCATTGATGGCATTGCACGGCGTACTAGACCGATTAGGACTGGATCCCACTTTGACACACCGCCGGTCACGTTGGTTGGGGTTGCCTCATGTAGGTGCTTGTTGTTCTCTTGGTTCTCTAGTAGAACAGCAGTGACGGCTTTACGATAAGGATCGCTAATTGGTGCTAGGTCAGCATGTTCCAACACTGGTGCCCACTTTTTCACTAGAGCATCTTCTTGAAGAAAATTTTCCATTTTTACCTTCCTATGTTAAAAAAATGAATTCTATGTTATTTATAGTTTCAATTATTTCTTAACAGATTTTGAAATCATGCTTGCATATGCTTGGATGCTTGCAGGAATTTCTTGTTTCTGTTCAGAGATAATCTCTTCTTTCTGTTCTTCTGAAACAGACGCATCATTCTTGAAGTATGCCTCCTTAATTAGGGTGACACCTTTCTCGAATTCCTCGGCGGTTTCAAATTTCTTTGATTCAACAAGACCCTTTAGTTTTTCAACGTCAAGTTCCGTCATGCCTTCAGTAATCTTCTTGAATGCCAATTGGCGTCGAGCTTGGTCTAGCTCTTCGCTAATTACCACATTCTTCCTTGCAAGTGCTTTGACGTCCTCTTCCAAAGCTGCAACCTTTTCCATTAGTTCGTCAACCATAGAGGTTTGTTCTTCTGGAATGTTGAAATTGTGCTCAAGGAATAGGTCACGCAAACCACCGATGAAACTTTCCATAATGTCAAGTTTCACTTGTTGTTTCAAAGCAACTTCATTCTTGGAAGCCCATTCTTCAACAACATAGCTCAAGTAAGCATCAGCTTCTTCCTTCAACTCGGCTTCTTTGGCGTCGATTGCAGACTTCATTTCTTCTTCAAGTTTTGCCTTGATTTCAGAAACTCTCTTATCTGTTTCGTAGCCTACAGCAGCCTCGAATAGAATCTTTAGCTTGTCCTGTGCCTCCTCTGAAAGTTGAGTGCCTTCAAACATAGCAACCAAGTGCTGTTGATAGCCTTCTTCTTTCAACTCTTTTTCTTCTTCATCGTCTTCATCGTCTTCGTCATCTTCCATATCTTCAGTATCGGAAGTTTTTGCTTCCTCTTCAGATAGGAGTTCCTTCAACGCTTGAAGTCTTTTTTGCTTTTCGTCTTCAGATAGTTGCATTTGGTGTATCCTCAAAAGTTAGAAATTCCGTTCAATGTTTATTTATCAATTGTGCTAAAACATTCTTAACTGACTCAAGCATTGCTTTTTCTCTTTCAGCGCGATTAGCAATGCGCTTTGCTCGTTTCTTGGCTTGCAAGAAAGAAACAAATTCCTCATAAAGCAACGTATCATGCAAAAGTGCATCCAATGCCTGTTCATTTTCATAAACTGCTGTAACCAGAGCCTTGGGGGCTGAAGGGTTCATAACTGCATCAACAGTGTGTAATTTGAAATCTTCACAAACCTCTGAAACGCCTTCTTTCAGGGTTCTTACTGAACCCGAACCTCTGGTAGATACACCCAACACCACGCCACCTTCCAACATGGCTTGCATGATTTTACCGCATGGGGTATCCAGCACTTTAGCTCGACCGATGTAATCTTTGCCTTGTTTTGTCATTGATTCAATCAAGATCGCTACACGGTCTGGATTGATTTGAGGGCTATTGGGGTGAGACAATTCACCAACCGCTCTCTTAGTATTTACATATTCGGAAACGAAGGAATTTACTTCTCTATCAAGGATGCTTTCTCTGTAGATACGCCTGTTCTTGTTTATCACTTCGGCTTGTGCAAACACGCCTTCGATAAACCAAGCTTGTCCTTCTTTCTTGCTTTCTGCAATTAGTTCGTTTTCGATTAATAGCATTTTTATTTTCCGTATAGTGTTTTCATGCGAACCTTAGAGCGAATCATCGATCTCTTGGCTTTTATTTTGCGTGCCGATTTACCAACACGCCAAGCCTTACGAGCGGCTCTTCTTCTCGCTCTTTTTTCTTTTTGGGTCATCCTAACGAATTTGATTCGATTGCCTTGGCGAACAACCTTATAGCCTTTTCGTTTCACTTTCACTTTACGGACAATCTTGCCCTTGCGAACAACTCGCTTCATTGCAACTTCATCAAGAAATTCGAGATGATGTGAAGCCTTCCAGTTTTCTAAAAGAGCATCCAGTTTAGCAAGAATTTCTGATTTGTCGAACATATTATTTCTTCAACCCTACGTTTCCGCAAGCTGTAACGTCAACTGAATATGAACCATCTTGGCCCTTAGTTGCAACAACTTTGCCGTTCATTTTTAGAACGCCCGTTTCGTTGTCAAAATCAAATTCTTGATCTAGATAATTGTTGTCAGCAAACCAATTCAAAACAGCATCCATGTCCTTCAGTTGGAGAGGTGCTTCGCTTTCCTTGACTCCCAACATCTTTTCAAGGGCTTTCTCGGTCACGACCACCAAATCCTTAGAACCCATTTCCTTAACGAAAGCCTGTGCTTTAGCCTTTGATGCAAATGGGCCACCCACAACATCTTCAGTTTCTTTGTCAAACACGAAGAAAGCTTCTTCGTTTAGCGAATCAAACATTGCCTGGGCCATTTCGTGGCGCAACATCTCAATCTTCTCGTGAGCTTTTTCTTGAAGGCTCAAAACAAGTTGTTCTTTGTTGAATAGCATGCGTAATTCCTTAGTTCAATTTTTTGTTTATTTATATCAAAGACAAAATTAGAATCTGCCTCCACCCATTCCTTCTTCAGGATCGGGTTTAGGTTCATTCTTGATTTGAGAATCAATATCTTTGATTTCTTCATCCGTTAGTGAAAGGACGTTCTTCTTAATCCATTCTTGAGAGAAGTATTTACCAACATATGGGTCAAGCTGTTGCATCAATGCAGCGCGGGACTGCCACATCTCATTAAACATCAACTCATCCCAATAAGAGTCTGTCTGCCACTTGAATGACAAATGAGCAGAAATTTCATCAAAATCAGAGTCATCCATAATCTTCTTAGTGATGACCTGAATCTTCAACAATTGAACGAACGTCTCAGAGAACTTAGAGCGTAGGTAATTGATGAATTTTGAGAACTTAACTTCTTCTCTAGTGATTTCGGCGGAACGTCCCAAATTGAACGTTGCTTCACTTTGTAGGCGAGATATTGGAATGTTCAATGATTTGAACAGCTTTTTGTAGAAGTATTCTACGTCTTCCAATTCGCCTAAGTTTTGACCGCCTTGCAATGTAGTGACTTCTGTACCTCTGCCACCTTCACGACGAGGCAACCAATAGTCTTCCAACATTGAAAGAACATTTCTTTGATTCTTAATTTCACCTGTATTAGTATCATAAACCATCTTGTTCTTAAAGCGGTTCATAATACCTTGTAAATATTGCTCTGCCTTGGTCTTAGGCAAGTTACCAACATCTACATAGAAGATTCTACGTTCAGGTGCTCTTGCTAGGCGATAAATGACAAGCGAATCTTCCAAAAGGCGCAATTGATTTGCTGCCTTAAGTGCTTTGTCTAGGTGTGAAATTGCAATGTTGGTTCCGTCTTCTTTTTCTCTGAATAGACCGCTATTTGAATAAGCGATTGCATCAGGATGAACCTTAATTGCTTGCTTTGTTTGGGTTACGGAGTTACCATAATTGCCTCTGCCTGCAATATAGGAATTGTAAAGGTAATAAACGTCTTTAATGCGTTCAATTTCAATACCTTGCTCATTACGAATCTTCTCGGTTTCAACAACCTTTTTGATTGTACGAGGATCAATCCATCTAACACCAATTAGCCCGTTTGCTGGGTTTTTTGAATCCACAATGCCATGATAATAATGTTTGCCGTCTATATACCATTGGCGGAATTTATCAGTTGCTGTTCTGTTGAAATTCATCAAGCCAAGAATGTAATTAAATTCTTCTCGTAGCCTTACTGCGATTTTTTCAGGCAACTTGGTTGATTTAGGAACTTGCAATGAAACGGGAAAATTCACAAAATCAGTTACAATTGCTTCATTCACAATTTCCTGGATGGCCCAATCCACCTCTGGTCTTGAGGCCAATTCTCTCCAAGATTCAATTAGTTCTTTCTCATTTGTATTACCTTGATCAACAAATTGTATTGCTTGACTGATAATACCACCCGAGTTCAAAACAATGGTATCATCCAAATTTGGAGGCGCAAATGATTCTTCCTTCTTTTCAGGAATCTGAATTTCTTTTTCGCTTTTTTTATCAAATTGACTGAAAAAATCAAATAATGCCATAGTGTCTCCAATAGATTGGAGGGGATTTGTTCCCTCCAATCTATTTATTTCAGAGATAGATCATTCAGAGATCACTTGACCTCATCTGTCTGCCAGTACTGGTAGGCCAAAGTTACAGTAAACTCTTCAACCTGGTCTGTGGAATCAAAAGACAAGTCAACTGGAGAAACGTTTGTCGGAAATGCGCCAATCAACTGATAAGTTTTTAGCGCACTGCCATCACGGCCCAATTGAGTAATGTATAGATCAGCCCAATAGTTGTTAGGATTCACGACCCCTAAGTTGCCTTCGTGGGTGTTCAATAGAGCCATCCAACGCTCGAAAGCATTACGGATTGAGAAGTCAACATCGTTGATGATGGTCAAGGTCATTTCTTCAAATGTCCGATCACCTGCAACTTTGATTTGACGGCCCATGTAATAGACGTCGATTGGGTTTACCACGTCTGCAGGCAATTGTGCGCCTTTGCATAGGTATTCCATTTTACGACCAGCGTCACCGCCAACCGCCCCTGGGAAAATTTGTGTGACTCTGAAAAGGGAAGGACGTGCACCACCCTGGAAGTTTGCTTTGAAGTCGTTGATGTTCATTTTACCTTCCTAATTTCCTGATTATTAAGCAATCTCTTCGAAGGCAACACCTGTTGGGGTTGCCACAAAATTCAACTGAATAAAGTTGATTGAACGTGCAGGCTTGATGTAGATATCAGCGACAAACCCGTTTGAATCAATAACTTCTGGAGTGTTGTTTGTTGTATCGCAAACAACTTTGAAGCCCGTTACACCACGGCGTCCTTGAATGTCACGAAGGAATGGCTCAACCATACCAACGAAACGACCACGGGTGAAGGTGTCGTTGAATTCAAACATTTGATACTTGGCAGCAGTAGCGATTGCCTTCTCTAGAACGATAAACAAACGGCGCACGTTGATGCGGTCGAATGCACTTGGCTTAGCCTGCAATGTCTTGTCACCGAATAGGATAACACCTTCACCAACTTGGCTGGTTACTGGGTTAACGCCATTCACATACAAGGTGTCGCGTTCTGCCTTAGCACCTGGGTTGTAAGCCAGCTTGATAACGTTCTTGATGAAGCCACGGTTCAAGCCTGCTGGTGAGTACCAAGGATCGGCAACACTGTCAGTGTATGCACACAAACCTGCAATGTCACCTGATAGTGGAACCCAACGCATCTGGTCATTGTAACGGTCATACATTAGCTTCCAGCCGCTATCTAGAACGGCATATGAGCTTGATGTTAGTAAATTGCGGAAGTTCAAGATTGCTTGTAGTTCATTCCCCTTATTGTTCACCACAGCATTACGTGGGGGTGAAATCAGTGCAATGCAATCCTTACGAACGTTCGCCACGTTTTCGATAACGTAGTTTGAAAGGGCTTGCTGGTCATCTTGGTTGTCTAGACCAGCAACGATCACCAGTGAAACGTCGATTGCCTCTGCCCTGCTGAACACTTCGTAACCAGCCATGCGCTTGCCAACTGTCACGCCTGTGGTGTTATCAGAAACACCGCCTGTTAGAACCACGCTAACTGGAGCGCTTAGTGATGAGAAGTTTGAACTTGAATCACCACCCCAGCCTGAAACCTCGTGGGTACCGCCGAACCAAACATACTTGGAATTGCGATTTAGAACATCTGAGTAGTAAGAAGAAGCGCCTGTATAATCCTTGGCGTCGTAAGCCTTTGATAGACCAACATAACGCTCTAGAACTGTACCAGCAGTGCCTGTCCAAAGACCTAGTTCGTCAACAACAACCAAGTGCAACTCATCGTTTGAACCACCCTTGGATGCAACGTATGAGCTTGTACCGGGAACACCGGTGTAAGATGTGAAGGTCAACGCCACATTTGCGCCGGTTGCTGTAGCAGGAGCGGTCAAAGTGATTTTGGTTGCAGAGTCAATTGATAGAATCTTTGCGCCCGAAGGGATGCCAACACCTGTTACTGACATGCCAACCACTAGGTTGGCTGTGCTTTGTGGAGAAACAAAAGTCACCACATCAGAATTATTGGTGGTAGAAGCGGTCTTATTCAAGGTTACTGAAGAACCGAACAATGAACGATATTCCCACGTTTCAAAGGTTGCAGAGTCTGCAAATGAAACACGAATTGAATTGCCGAGAGTGCCTGGATATTTGGCGATAAACTTCACGCCAGTTAGACCCGAAACCTTTGATTCATAGTCAATGCTGTTTTCGATAACAGGCGCAACAGTGCCACCATTATAAGCGTTTGTGGCTGAATTCCCAACCACACGAACAACGCGAAGGTTGTTTGAATATGCCAAGAAAGATGCTGCAGTGAAAAAGTCTGTGGCAGTGTCTGCATCGGGTTCTCCGAAGATAGAAACCAAAGTCTTTTCGGAGTCAACGATTGTTGCCTCGTTCACCGGGCCCCATTTGAATACACCAGAGAAAGCCCCGATAGAAGTGGCTACGGCTGGCACAATCAGTGTAAGGTCGGTTTCCCTTACTTCCACTGACGGAGAAAGACTGAAAATTGCCATTGTTTACCTCGTTTAATGTTGATTATAGTGAAATCCTACTGGGTTATTTATTGTTTACCACTTTTTCGTAAATCTCAACAATAAGCGCCCTTAGGTCTTTCACTTCGTTCTTTAGTGAATTGAATTCGCGTTCCCTATCTCGCTCTCTCATTAGATCGAGTTTGCGCTTTCGATAACGTAGCAATTCTTGTTCGTCTTTGTTAAGGATGGCTCCTGTTATGCTATCCCTAACTAAACTCTCATTTCCTTTAACTTTTAATTCCATTATGAACCCCCAAAACTATCAACTCGCAACTGCAATAGCTCTTAGTTCTTTGATTGAAGGTCGTCTGACGCTATTCCTTCCTTTTAGAACAATTTTGATCTGGAATTCATCAAATTCTGGAATATCGTCAACTCGTCTTTCGTGTTCAGTATATGTCTCATTGTCATATGACACCGCAACATTCAAAGGAGCTATCTTAGTCCATGTTTTTGTTTCCAGATCTCTATTTTTTGCTGTTCTGTAATAAACCTCAATATCGTCTGCTTCTAGCTTGTTTTCGGTTGTGAAGATTCTCAACGAATCAGCAGCAGTCTTCAAACGAATTGTCCGGGTAACGATCTTACTTGCAGCCTTGCCATCTGCCATATTTGCAGCGTTTTCATTGTCATTTGAAGGTTTGTTCAATGCCAATGATGCAACAACCACAGAGTTCTCACTCAAGCTTAGTACAGGAGCAACATAGTCGTTTGCTGTTGTAATGGTGGCTTTGATCTGAATGCTCTTAGATGTTTCGTTCTCAGCAGTTTGAACCAAGGCCACTTCTTGCAGCGCATTCGAGTCCTTGTTCTTCACTTGTTGTTCTTTAATCTGAACTTTAGGCGTTTGACCGCCATCAAAATCCTTACCAGTAATTAGGTTCGCAAAATAACGAACATTTGACTCTGGTGGAACGAACTCATCAGCCAATAGACGATACATGTAATAATTGATGTTGGAATCAATATAGACATAGCGACCCACATCTTCAAAGTAACCTGTCTTGTTTGCAGGTGTTGTCACTTCAATTTTGTAATGATTGATGTCTACAACTTCCTTGACAACGTGATTGCCGTAGATCTCGCTCATTGGGATGTTGTTGAACGCCGTTGCGGGGCTTGCTGAATTGCTTGTTGAACCAACTGCGTTCTCTGGTTGAATCTTAACAATGCCATTCACTTCCATGCCATGGTTGTCGTGTCTCACAGTAATGAAACGACTACCTGATGTTGTATAGAAGTTTGACAATTGAACACGGCGACGTGCTGCACGACCGTCGTTCTCGAAAATCCAATCCGCTGAAACAGAAGTATTGAACTTGGCTCGGTAAATGCGGAACTTAATGTCTTCCAATTGGAACGGTGTCCATGTTGAAGCGTTCTGAGACTTAAACAATGAACCCAATGATGGTTGTTCGCCAACAACCCGATCCTCGTTCACAACCTTTTCTCCCAAGCGTGATATCCATACATGATATCTTGAAGACTTACCGAAGACCACGAAACAGAACTCTTTGCCTGCTGGAATCCAGATTGGCTTGTCGAATACAAAGGCGGTTGCTGCGGTTGAATCATCGGAAACGTTAACTTGGTCTGGACTCAATCCCACTAGAGAACCAGGAATTCTCTCATTGACGGGATAACCGTTATACATTTCACGGAGTTCAAGGAACACTGGCGCCACGGGGTCTTTCTTCCAGAAGAATAGTTCAACCTTGGTAATGAACATGCCAGCGGCTGGTACGTTGCCAGTGAAGAATGATTGTGCCAATGGGTCGTCGCCGCCACCGCCGTCGAAGACTGGTTGAAAGCCTAGGTTTGTGAAGGTTGTTGTTTGACGGTTCACTGTAGTGACACGGTTCACTGTAGTAACACGATTGATAGTGTTGACCGTGGTGTTTGTAATGTCAATAACTTCCTGCATTGTTCTCAATGTGCCGTTTGCGGTGTATGTAGCAGATGCTTCACACTCTACTGCCGCATCGGGGAACTGAAGAACGTTAGTATCGGCGATAGCGAAAGTCTTTGAGCCAGTTGAGAACCGACCCGGAGGAATTTGGAAGTCACCCATTAGGCGACCCATAGGGTCTGATACCAAAGGATCGCCCCATGCACCCGCAACCTGGGTCACAGGGTTAACTGGCCTGCAGAATTCGTTCACATCAACCGCATCAAATGAAGCCCAATAACGAGTGTTTGGCTTGGATGCTTTCACTTCAAAACGAACAGTTCTTGAACGCATGAAAGGAATAACACTGGTACCAATCAAACGGGTTGAACGTGCTTCAGTTGAGGTTGTTACTGATGATGTTGTGGTTGTAGTGTCGGATCCAACATCACGAGTTGATTGGCCCACAATCACTGTCTCTGGAGCAGGTGCTGACCATCCGAAGAAGCCTGAAACCGAACGTGAAGAATTAACCACGTTAATGGTATTGTTCACCACAGTGCTCTCATTCACGATGGTTCGAGATAGGTTAGTGATGTTTGTAACAGAAGGCGCCCACTCTGTTTCAATCCAAGTATCATTTGATGGAGTCAAATTCATGCTTGGATTCCATTTGATGATAAGGTATGGGTTGATTGTTTCTGTTGCAGTGGCGAATGGCTGCTGAATTTCAACGACTTCGGTGTATGGTAGGAACACCTTGTCGCCCTTGATAACAAAGTTAGATGATCTGGTTTGATTCAAAACGAGATTAATGTTATCTGAATATTCTAGTGGAATGACCTTGTTCTGCTCAGGAACCAAAGTAGCCTGAAATCCACCGTCAAATGGACTGAATACACCAAAGTCTTGGAAGTCGGATACAAAGAAACCCGACTTGAAGCGATCTAGACCGTTTGCGTCGGTGATCTTCATCTCCTTTGTCTCTAGTTCCTTCAATGTCAATGTTGTGTAGTATTCTAGGTTTTCGATACGGCGCTCTAGCTTACCAATGTCTCTCATTGTGTAGCGGCGGTTATCATCTTTCTTATACTTGACGAAAGCAGCCTGACGAGTGTAAGCAGGGACAATCAATGTCGCCAATGACATTGCATCCACAGGGGTTTCAGGGTAACGAGTGACACCCGGAACACCGTAGATATACCTGATTTCACCGTTCTTGTAGTAAACGATACGATCCCAACGGTCTACGAAATATGCAGCGTCATAGATGATCGCCTGTCCTGATTGCGGGGCCCAAACGTTTCTTACTTCTGGGAAGAAAGGCTCTGCGGCAGACACTGCAGTATTCACGTTAATAACAGCGTAAACTGTGCCAGTGTATGTAGAGTTAGCAGATGCTACAATCTTCTGGGAGTCAATTGATGTAACTGTCGTGCCCGCAGCAAATCCATTGCAATGAACCCGTGACAATGGAGCAATGACGTTTGAATAATCGTGCTCCAAGAGGATGTTAGGTGAACCGCTTGTAACTCGGCCACGTAGGATGAAGAATCCATCGCGTGGGGTTTGACGGAAGTCCAAATAGTCTGATAGGATGTAGGTTTTCTCTTTTGTTGAGAATGTTGGGATACGACCGATATGAGTTGTGTCGTTTTCATCAACAGGATTATCCCTCAATGATGTATATGAGTCAACCGTGAACACTTCACCTGGGCTGTGTAGGAAATAATCATACACCACAAGCAATTGACCTGATGGAACAGCGAAGCCCGATTTTGCCTTCAATAGGGTGTTCTGATAGAAGTCAAGAGTGTCGTTGTTCACCAACTCAAAATATTGACCAATGTCCGTGTCTGAGGTTGTTGCGGGTGTTGAAAGGTTAGCTGAGACATAGACATGTTTCAGCTTGTAGACGTCCTTGTGTGCCAATGCAATATGACGTGCTGATGGGACAGCGATTGCGGTGCTACCTTCAGCCAAAGTCTTTGTCTTAACAGAAATAGTCTTGTTCAATGTCGCGCTTACAGAGAAGATCGCGTTTGGATAAGAGACGTTGTTGATGACAAGACGCTTACCTTCGTTCTCAATATTTACGATGTTTGAGAAGTAGGCGTTGTCAATTGCTGTATGTGCTGCAACGGGTTGGCCCGTGAAAACACCGTTTCCTAGGTAATCATAAACGCCGTAGCCTGAAGCGTTTGTGGTGATTGTCACGTTGAAGGCAACGTCTGTTGACAATTCAAGGTTACCCGAAGCATCCCTTGTTGTTTTGATGTTAGAGATGCTCAAAGGAATCAAATCACCTGCGCCGCCAGGGAAGGTTTCCTTGAATTCAATTTTTGCCACATAACCTGAAGCTGCACCCTTCACAACCTGGGTTGCGGTGTTGAACACAGGGGCTGATGATGCTTTCTTGACGTAGAGAATCTTGTTTGCGCCATCCCACGCATAAGGCGCATATCCTGCATGAGATGTTAGTGGCATGCCATCAGTAACGTTGAAGTTTGACACCACGTTGTCTAGAGTCACCTTCTGCAAAACGGGACCGTTCTTTAGATCATTTAGCTTCCAACCACCTAAATGCTGCCAACCGTATGTCGAGCTTTGTGATAGGAAGAATGAACCGAATAGCTTGAAGATCGTCCGACCCGAGATGTTGATTGCTTCCATGTGCTTTGGAATGCAATAGCCTATGATAGGTGCAGTGTTTTCTTGACCCGTCGTTAGCCAAAGGATTGGGTGACGAGAAATGTCGATGAATTCGTTACCAGGAGCAAGGTAGATGCATTCTCCGTTTTCGTTGACCTGAATAACATTGTTTGAGAACTTGATAGCGTCTGGGGTGCGGGCCTTGTCTACTTCAAGGTAAAGGCTTGAATGGTTCTCTACTTCAAATCCCTTGATATACGCCTTGCCTTCACTGATTTCAATAGCCATTAGGTTGTCATCGCCGCCATCCGCTGCGCTACGGAAACCTGTTGGGTTACGGTCATCTTTCAAATGGTCGATAACCTTGATGTCTAAGCCGAATACGGCGTAGTCGCCTGATTCATCGTAAGTGCGACGAGCAAGGGTTTCTTCTAGAACGTTGTATTGGGAGTTTGTCTTTGAAACCTTCAACCAGTTGTTCTCAATACGAACCAGCTCTAGGAAGTCTGTATCTTCATCGTCCAGAGCAAGGGTTGAAAGCTCAAGGTGAATTGACATACGGTCAGCACCGGGAGCACCTTCATTAGGGGCACCCGTTGCATTGTCAAACAATGAAGGATCATCGTAAGCAGTAACAATCTCTTTCTTGACAATGAAACCCGCCTTGGCATTTAGGTTAGTATAGTTCCAACCAATCAAAGTAGATTGGGTTTCAGTGTGGACGAAATACCCATCCACATAGAACACACCCGATTCAACAGTCAAAAATGTTGCACGACCTGTACTAGGTTCTCCACCTGGTCCTTGAGCAGCAACGGCAATTGAAATTGTAGGTTCGCCTTCAACAGCGATGGTTAGGTCTGATGAAAACACTGTAACGTTTACCACCTCACCGGCAACGGTCTTTGTGGCTGAATTGGTATATGAAATGATGGCAAGAATTTGACTACCCAGTGCCTGTGTCATCAAAACAGTGGCTTCTAGGTTGGTAGCACCAACTGTCTGAAGAAGTTTCTTGCCTACCAATTTTGTAAGCAATTCGGGGTCGTTATCCAAGTTGTTCAAGATGACGTAGGATGCATTGCGGTTCAATTTTGATTGACCAGGGATAACCATTGAACCATTCTTGAACATATGAGAACCCAAGCGAGCAATTTGCTGTTGGAGAATCTCTTGCATTTGGTTCATTTCTCTTGCCTGAACCGACACGCCAGGCTTGAAAAGGATTTTATGGAAACCCTTTTCCTTAGAGTAGTCATCGAAATATGGCTTTGCTGAAAAATCTACTGCCATCGTATGTCCTTTTCTAATATCTAACCGTTGCTTTTATTTATTGGCTCAGAAACTGAAAATTGGTCTTGCTTCCACATTGTCCGCAATCGACTTCGTTCTCGGATCGAAATATGCCTTGAATATCACGGACCCGCTAATCTTAAATGTCTCATTCGTCACTGTTGATACAGTCCCCGTTGCTGAACTTGTCTCACCTGTCACTACTCCTGAAGGAACACCATCAAGGCCTGTTAGGTAAAGAGTATCTGCTTCAATGTAAGTGATATATCCGTATCCACCAGAGAACGTTACCCTTTCGCCTACTACAAATGATCCGCTTACACCCGTCAGCACAACTGTAGAAGTGTTTGCATATCTATAATCGGTTGCGAAAGAATTGTTCATCAATTGGGGGTCAGCAACCAACAGAAGTTTTCTAAAGGTCAAATCGCCTTTGATGAGACCACCTTCGTTGCCTTCAATTGTACAGGTTGCCATTACATGTGAAGCATAGAGCTCTTCGGCAGGATTGTAACCGTGGCCGAATACGGGAGATAGCACGGCTGTTGCAAATGCACCTGTTCCAGGAACTGCTTGGGGGTCGGTGATGATAACATTTGCCCAAGTGTAACCTCGGCCTTTATTAGTTACTGAAATCGAAGTGATTGCGCCTGTTGTTGGGTGAATTGTGAGTGATGCTGTTGCGCCTGTTCCGTCGCCTACAATCGTAACGGTTGTTCCCACGCCATATTTAGAACCACCTTGGACAAGATCAATTCTGTCTATTGTTCCGGGGACAGCCGCAACCTGTGAAGCATATTGATTTTCGTATCCGACCTCAGATGTGAAGATTTCCTTCACTGGAATCCAATCAGGTGTTAGGAACTTCAATAGGTCGTCACCGTTAACTGAGAACATATAGCGCCAGACATAACCATCTGCTGTCTGAAAGGGAACGGTATTCACCAGGTTGGGTTCAACTGTAGAAACCGCACCGTTATTGTTTGAAATGCACTTGTAGACGTGATTGGAACTTGTCAAACAGTAGAAGTCTTTATTCGCAATGAGAGGGTCTCGGTCATTCCATTGGGTGAAAACCTTTTCTTCCCAATTGACTCTACGAATCACCAAAGAGAAGTTTGACTCAAGAACCTTTTTAGCGAACACCGTCTCATTGAAGTCATTTACAAGGTTGTATGCTGACTCTTGAATACCCGTAGGCGCAAGATCAGGAGAACCCCAACTGAAGGTCCTACCTAGAAATGCATAAATGCGTCTGTCTAAGCAATACTGAAGAAAATTTCTTGCTGAGATAAGAGATAGTTTGTAATTTTTCATCCTAATATCCAGAGATTCGTTCCATGTAGATATTTATGAGGAAGGGGCCCAAGCCCCTTCGTTTGCATATGTAGTGAAAGGGGCCTAAGCCCCTTTGTTTATTCTCATTCCTTGACGTTTAGCTCCACGACTGTTTCATAGAGCGTCTCGAAATTGTTTTGTTCATCAACCACATCCTTGAAGTTCTGGCGATGATATGTTCGAGCCATTCGATTCAGAAACTTCTTGGGAATTTCAAACTCTTCTGCCAGAGCTGCAATCTCGTCTTTGATGAGATCCTTCTCGGCCTCAATACGAGTCATTGACTCTGATACCGTTCGCATAACACGGCGAATCTTCTCACGATCTGCGGGGCTGGATGGGATAATAACTTGCTTGGTGCTCATAATGATTCCCCTTGATTAGTTCATGCCGTTTGCAATCGCCATGAATTCAGCGCGCACCGTCGGATTGCTCTTGAAGGCACCGCTAATGTAACTAGTCACAGTTTCAGAGTTTTGATCCTCGACTCCACGACTAATGACACAATAGTGACGTGCTTTGATTGCAACTGCCACATCATCTGTTTCCAGAATGAATTTCAGAGTTTCCGCAATCTGTTGGGTCAGGCGTTCTTGAACCTGAGGACGGCGGCTGAAATATTCCACAATACGGTTCATCTTCGATAGACCCAGAACCTTCTTGTCGGGAATGTATGCTACAGTTGCCAGACCGTCAATTTGCACAAGGTGATGCTCACAATCAGACATGACTCGGATGTTGCGTTCCACGACCATTTCATCATAGTGCATCTTGTTTTCGATTGTCGTACATTTCGGGAAGTTCTCTGGCTTGAGACCCCAAAACTTCTCGAGGACAAACATCTTAGCCACTCGCTTAGGAGTATCGACTAGACTGTCATCGGTCAAATCAAGACCGAGGAAAATCATAACATCTCGAATGAGAGGTTCGATGACTGAAATCTTGTCTTGTTCGGAAATTTGCAGTTTGTTTGTGGTAGGCGTATGAATACCCAATGAACGTAGATGATTCTCTACTGCTTGGCCCAGACTTGGGTCCGTCTTTGTTTTGTTAAATGCCATTTGTTCCCTTTCCTTAAACGAGAAACATTATTGTAACACAATTTACACGGACATGCTAGTGAAAAAAATCTATGAGGTATTTAGCTTGGGCGATTGAATCGTCTAGCGCATTGTGGTGAACGCCTTCATCACGCTCAATGTCCACACCGAAAACATTACACACTGTCCGTCCATCATAGACATTGTAATATTTCCATGGCATCTTGCCAATCCCTAAAACCTTCATCATTGCTACCTGAGTGATAGGTACATCAAAATGAGGTCCCCTGGCCCATAGGGGTTCATTGCGCTTCTTGGACAGATACTCGAAGAACATATTGAGGGCTTCTGCTGCAGGTTTTGCGGTTTTCTGAATACCTCTCAACGCCGCAGGGTTTTGCTCTCGCCATCATTGAAGTGTATCTTTGTCGTATGTCAAACCATGACGTAGAGAATCTTGTGCATCAATGGTCACATAGAATTCATCATAGATCCGCTTTTGGTCGATGTTGAAACGGCACGCGCCAATGCTCAAAATAGCACACCCCGGCTCTTTGCCCAAGGTTTCAATGTCAAACATCACGCCATTCAAATGACTAAAACTCATAGAAAATCAATCCTCGACAACATCGTTCCAACTATACCCATTGAAAACAAGCTCACGCCCGTTGATTGAATCAATGACGTTCTCAAGGTAATAGTCGTCCCAAGGCTTGCCTGTTTGAATTGTAACGTGGGGTGAATAGAATTCCCGGGAGTGTTTCGCCCCTAGTTTCTTAAGCCTTTCATGTTCCGCCTGTAAATCGGCGCTTTCCAAGGTAATAACGAGAGAGTCTTCGTTCTTACCGTAGAGCTGGATGTCCTTCATTCTTGCTCTGAAGGTTTTTGTTTTCGGGTATGATTTTTCAGCGGGCGAGTCGTACTTGCTATACATCACAATGCAATGTAGATCATCATAATTGCATTCTGTTCCCAAGACATCAGCAACTGCCGTGATGATGTCTTTGGAACGTTTGTTTGGCACAACGCTCACATAAAGTCCAGATTTTCCCGTCCAACCATTACGAATCAGCTTTTCTACAATCTGCATTGACTTTTCCTCAATCATGAGCCGATAACATTCCCAAATACGTATGTATGGTTTCTAGTTGCGACCATATAGCCACGCTTCATTGCCTCATTCGAGATTTTCGCAATGGTAGAACCTTCTTGTTGTTCCTTCGTTGCACCAACAGGCATTACCCAGATGTGCCAATCACTAGGAATTATGGGGATAATCTGCTTCATATACATGTCTAACTCTTCCCAACATGCATCAGTGCCGTTCACCACAAACTTCAACCAACCCGAGGCTTCCTCAAAATAATCCTCCAAGAGCTTGACGTTCACTGCATTACGTTCGCCTGAAACGGAGAACAGCTTAGGCGACACGCTAAGATAGAGGTCTGCGGTTGTTGACATGCTATGGAAGTCTTTGAAAGGCTTTGTTCCATTCGTCTCGATTGTGATCTGAAGCGGAGACATGTCACGCTCCTTGAATTCATCACAAATCGCCTTCATCTGTTTTTGCCAGAGCATGGGTTCGCCGCCTGTAAAACATAGCTGAACTTTTTGATTGGTTACGGGATGCCTCCAAAAGCCGTTTTTATTATCGGCCTTGAGACCAAGGTTTGCTTCACCCAAAGCGATCAGTTTGTCCACAAGCTCTCTGACGGACTTCTTGTGAACAAGAGAATCAAACCTCTTAGACCACGAGTATGACGAATCACACCCATGCTCGAAAACAGGCAGTTCTTCAAGGGTCTTGTACTTGCTGATATCAATTGTCTTGTACGGAAGAACGTAGGTTGATTCGTCCATAGGATTCTTCTGACCGAACCCGTTGCATTCTAGGTTGCAGCCGAAGAACCGAACCCAGATTGTGGGCATGCCAGCGAAACCCGCTTCGCCTTGAAAAGATGTGAAGATTTCACTGTACTTGATATCCATGAAAGACTCCTTGAAAACTGCATTATAGCAGACTTAAGCCATCAATGCAAGGTCAAATTTTTCTTTGAGAATGTCAGAACAAATCTTGACGCGTTCCTCAAAATCTGTTACTTCTTTCGGCATGACGAAGTACTTATCTTTCGGCAAATACCTGTCTGCGACGTTCAGGAACACCTCGTTCAGAGACTCTTGGATGTCTAGAGAGCAGCTACCCGCATCATCTTCAAAAGGAATCCCTGGCTGAATGATAAAGGTGAAGTCGATAGAATCGAAATGTTGACGAATCATGCCAAGGTGTGACTCAAAGGCACGAAAGTCTTCTCGTCCTGCCTTGAAGTCACCCAAGAGGTTGCTAAGGAAGAACTCTGAGTAACAGTAGACGTCAAACGCTGAACGGTCAAAAACAGAGTATTGTTCGCCTCGCATAATCTGCTGGGTCACATGGTTGCAAATCACGTTTTGCTGAACAATGCGCCAATAAAACCCATCCTTGCCTCGGAGACTTTCTGCTTCCTTGACAGAGCGTTTCTTAAAGGTCTTCTCGACCCTAGTATAATACATGATGAGATCATGGTCTACTGCAATACGCTCTGCAAGAGTAGTCTTGCCTGTACGATGAGCGCCGCTGAAACAAATTTTCATCGTTGTTTCTCCTTTATGCCACTTTCACCCAAGTCACTCACGAATAGCGGCCTCCTGCTGCTCCAGCCTCTTGAACTCGATCACCCATACCCAAGGGTTGGCGACCCAGCTTTCGGGGCCGTTGATCATCTCCCAGGCTTCTCGGAAGGCGTGCCAAGGTGCGTTGTGTCGCGTGTATCGCTCGGGCGCAAACCACCCAAACTCATCAAAAAACACGGCTTCACCGTCGCCGAAGGCGTGCCATTTGCCGTCCACTCGCCGCACACCCTCCGCTACAGCGTCCGCCTCGCTGATGTCCTGCAACCGCTCCACACGCACGCCGGTCACTTCGAGGGTGATGCGCGACAGTCTGCGAGGCATGTGGATGCTTGGCGACCAGCGCCCACCACTCGGATCGTCTGCATCGGCCCGATACACCGTCTTGGCGGGTCGGCAAGGAATGCTGACGCTCGCCTCCCAGCAGTAGTCGGCTGGCTCGTGGATGAACGCCTCCCTCACCCACAGCCTGTCTCCGGGCCGCCCGTAGGGGGCAGCGGTCTCCAGGACTTCAGGTAAGGGCTTCCGCTTGATAGGTCGATGAACCGCTGGGCCCACAACCCGTCTCCATCATCGAACCAACCGATGCAGTCTGCTGAATAGCGCTTCACAACCCGCCTCGTTTGGGTCTTGGCGCCCGCCAGAATCACCCGGACCATCGGCGCGCTGAAGAGGATGGGACGCTCTTTCATGCTTGCTCCTTCATCGCCAGGATGGCGGCGGAAATGTTGGTACCCGGACAACTGTCCGTGTACTGCCCCTCGAACTCGAACGCACACTCCTCAAGCGTGACGTTGCGGACGAGGGCAGCGAACTTCAAGAGTTCCTCCGGAGAAATAACAAAATTGCCCTCGTCCCAGTCAGTTGGTGGGCTTGTGAATCCGTCATACCCGCCAGCTTTTCGCGCCATCTCGATGACATCGGTTATCGTCATGTCTTCTGCTCCTCAAGCACACAAAGTACGGCGCTCAGCGTGGAAACCACTTCACATCAAAGCGCAGCTCTAAAGCCCCACCACAGCCTCCACCACAGCCTCAACGTCTACCTTGTTCATCATCAGATCTCCAGTGCGTTCGTCTTGAATCATGATCTAGGTTCTCCGTTCAACAATGAACGCATTATAAGGCAAGAATCATACCATGTCTAGTATGTTTTTGAGAATTTTTACTCGAATATCAAAGTTTGACATGTCTACTCCTCACAAGACCCATTCTTCAACCCAGTGGTTGACTCTTGTTCTCCATTATAAACGTGACCCGGGATTAGCTGACGATGTTGAATCCAACCACGGAAGTTACCTGACCACAGTTGCATGTCTGCGGTCATATGAGTGACTCCCAACTCCTTCCAATGCTCTGGTTCATATGGGGAACAAGTCTTATCCATAGGCTTAGCTTGATGTTCAAAAGGAGAAGCATGAACAGGTTTTGTCTCCACTAGACGACGATAGATGTCTTGTGCTTTTTCAAGACTTTTGTCTAGCTTACGATACGAAACCTGAGCGCAACACGATGAGGAGATAGCCAACGCTTCTTCTAGGCTATGATCTTGTGAATCAGTCCAATGACCTTGCATGTAATACGGGACATGCCAATCATTGTATCCGAGTTCAAATGGGTCTGAATTAGCTACAGCTTCTAGCATGGCTTCTGCAAGAGCCTTGATTTCAGGTTGTGCGTCTTTGTGAGCACGGAGATAGAAGAAGTTACCAATTTCGGTTGTCGTCATCACAACCTTGATGATTTGGAACGGTTCTAGGATACGATTGATGATTTGCTTATGTGCGCCTTCTTCATTCATTAAAGCGGCAATTCTGCAGGCCTCACCCCTTGCTTCATCCCAAAGGGACTTTACTCGAGCAAGATTGGGTTCTTGAAGTTCCTCATTGGCTTGCATGCCTGGTTGGTTCTTGCCCCAATGAACCGGCTTTGCTGGATTTGTTTGCACCAGCTCAATCATAGACTTGACGGGAATGGCTCGGCTTGATGCTGCGTTTCGTGAGAACATTCGGTGGGTAAGGAGCTCCGCGTGAATGAAACGGGGATACTCCAACTCAAAGGTTGTAAGCCGAACACCTGCGGGTGAAATTGAATCTGCGATGATGTTTGCTTTAATCATAAAACTCCTTGGTAACAAAATGAACTACCACGAAACTAAAGATTTCGTGGTTTCGGACTTCGTAGACTCTGTTTTACCAACAGACGCCTCCATCCGTTTTTGTTTAGAGTCCGACTTGGTTCCCAAACCAGACTTAATATACGACTAAAGATCGTGTATTTTTCTCGCTAACTCTTATTATAAAAGGCTGTCAGACATCATATCAGACAACCTTCCTAAAATCAAGATTTTATTCTTATACCGTCAGCCCATCAATGTCATAACGAGGAGAGCTGATTGTCTTCAGCATCACGCTTTCTGGCGTGATTTCCTCTGCCTTAAGAACGCTTTGCATGATTGCAGGGCTGAACCCAGTAATCATAGTTGTTCCGTTCTCATCAGACTTAACTTGGATGTTTTGACTACGAGCGTTCACGTTCCAGAAGATGATGTTAGGACGAACATAACCCGCCCTTTCAAACTTCTCATTGATAGCTTGGTAGTTTGTTACCATCTTCTTCCTACCAGAGCAATCTTCCGAACTCGTAGCGGCGTTGAATTCCATATCTGAGATGATGATGATGTACTCAGGCATGTCGCTTTGAGGTACATTGTTCTCTACAGCAGAGTTCAACAGCAAATCAAATGCTGCTTGAATATCAGTAGAACCTCCCCAAGGCAATTTACGAACATAATCCACTTTTTCCTTGATGGTCTTCTGATCGATGTTTGCCCACTTCGGAGCAGTCTCAAACGTCATCGCCAAGTTCTTGAAGTGACCTTCTTGACGTTCAGCCAAGTAGATACCCAAGGAGATTGCAACGTCCATGCATGACACTTTACCAAAACCACCTGCAGGACAGTTCATAGAACCAGAAACGTCAATCATAGGAAGCATCTTGGATGCACCATCCAGATAGTCTGGCAGTTCCTTCCATTGTGCGTCTGCAACTTCAGCATCGCCGAATTGTGCAGTTCGAATAACATCATAAGGGTACAACGCCGAGGCTTTGGCTTTCACCTTGCCGTTTGCAAGAGCTTCCTTGTATGCAGAGAACCTCTCTTTAGCGTTACGGGCAAAAGCGTTTGTATAGCGAGCCATTGCAACAGAAGGCACTTGGGAGAAATTGATTTCATCCCATTGTTTAGCGCACATCTTAGTCTCAACAGTGTTGGAAGTTTCAACCAACAGCTTACGATATGCTTTAGGGCTCAACTTCATCAAACCACGGATGATGGCAGCTTCTTTACCTTTGCGAGGCAACCACTTTGCAATCAACCCTGCATTGACAGATTTGGTTTCCATAGCAACCTTAAGTTGTTCAGCCAAGTGGAAACGGATTTGGGTTGGGATTGCATCATGACACAACAGAGGAACCAAATCGTCAAAACGACCTAGCTCGGGGATCTTACCGCTCAACATGATTGAAGCGACTGCGCGCTTATCGTTCTTAGCCAACCAATCCATGATTGTACGGAATACCAAACGTTCGCCTGGGCCGCCACGAGCGTCACGCGCCCATAGCAAGATACGTAGCGCAGTGACAGGGTCCTCGGCATATGCCAGAATGAACTTCTCTAGTGCGTCGTTAGGATTGTTTCGTGCAGAACCGATAACAGCGAACAAGTCAACGTTACGGTTTAGGGAAGTTGCCAGAGTCTTTGCTCCATTGGCAGTGAAAGCCACGTTTGACATAATAATCTCCGCAGGTTGTTTATGATTTCAAGAGATGAATTGCTGAAAGCAACCTTTTATACAGGAACGCTGTGCACTAAGCACTCATGAGGGCTCACGCTCTAACCCAAAAGCATACAAAGGCATGCTAGATCTAAGTTTTAATATGTCGGGTTCTTGATCTGCTTGCTGAAACGTTCCTTATTGCGTGAAAAATACACGATCTTTAACCGGGTATTAGTTCATTATATATCAATCTTGTGCCTTATAAAAAGAATTTTTTTGTTGATTAACACCTGCTTCAAAAGCAGCTTCCAGCCACTTTACCATCATTCTAGTGGCAGCTTGAAAGTCCTTTGCTCCGTCAAACATGTAGATCAGAATGTCATCATAGAAACGCTCTGACCTAAATCCGAATCCTTCAATTTCGTGAAACCACCTGAAGAAATCAGTCCCAGAGGCTTCGGTAATATTTTCCGAACAGGGTCGTTCCACGTCGAATGCGTTCTTCATGCTTACGAATTCCTTCATAGTCGCACTTGTATGTATGGTTAGGGCCGCGTTCCATTTTGAACAGCTTGGGCTTGCCGTTCTCGTTCCATTCACAGGGCTCCCACTTAATGTCAAACTCACCAGAGCGATAATGTTCTTCCCAGTCGTTGTCTGGGTGAAGTTGCTCAAACGCCCAAATCATTTCATCAAGAACCCAATCCCAGCGCTTATGGTGATTGGCGTCAATGTCATATTCATTCTCTTTGGCAGGCGCTGAAGTTGAACGGAGTTCTTCCGGAACATCCTCATCATCAACGTGAGGTGAACCATGTTTGGTAGCCTTCAGTTGTTTCAGCATAGGTAGAATGATGAGGGCTAGATTGGCATCCATATTCCATGTGTCATACTTGTCAATACGAACCTTGACCTTACGTTTTCTCTTGGAGTTAATCCACTGGCAGAGTTTCATAAGCCAAGAATCGTTTCCGTCCTTATCTTCTGCAAGCCAAGTGCCAAAATCATGCACCCAGTCTGGATGACGCATGATTCCATATTCATCAGGAACCTTCTTAACCCAAAAGCAAAGCTTCTCAGCAATTTGATAAGGTCCAACCCAATTTACATAAGGGCCAATTTCTACTTTCATTTTGATGCCACCATATAAAGTCCGATGTTAGCGAAAGCATAACCCGCATATGCGAGCAACATGCCGGTATTGCCTTTCATGCCTTGCTCTAGAGCAACGTAGGCATAAATGATGCCCGTTAGAATAATAAGCCATCCACTCATCGCTGTTTCCTTTCACAATTGCATTCGCTACGACCTTGGTTGCAATCGCCACTACAACCGTCAGTTTTTTCAGATATATGGTACATAGTGACAATAAACAAAACGAAACATATAACGCTAGCAACAATTTCAAACATGATATTCTTACTTAGAATAGTGCCTTAGCGGCACCAAGCATATAAATCGCAAGCAAACCCGTATTGACAACAATCAAGGAATTTTCTTTGATCCTGACTGCAAAAATCAACCACAGGACGCTACCCGCATTGAAAGCCCAAACATTCAAAGGATAGGTGTTCAAGGATGTCAAAAGAGCACCCGCAATCGTCAAGACTGTAGCGCTCCACTTCAAAAACGAATTCAAGTGATTTCCTTACAATCAGAAACTTTGAGAACACCTTCAGTCACAATGACTCCGCCTTCAAGTCGTTGATACAACTCGGCAGTCTCTTTGATGTAGAAATGCATGATCTTACCCTTTTCGGTAATCAGAGTGAAGGGCATAGGATCTTTCTGAACTTGTTCCATGAATAGATTTTCGTTGTTGTTCATCGTCTTCATGCCTCCATTATAACATGGTTTCAGACGATGTCTAGGACTTTTTATCCGAGAGCATTGCCATAGATGAGGTGAAGACCGCGGAGCACTTTGTCCAAGTTGTTCCAGCCTCGGAAAACCGACCACAACTCAATGTGGTCAACCGCTACGTGGGTGGCCCCACGATCGTAAATCAAAGACTCCGGGCTCCCAACATCCGCTGGTAACTTCGTTCGTACCCAAGGGCCATAGTCATCTGAGCGACGCTTATACTGGGCAACGAGCCGCCCTTTTCGGGCGGCGTGAGCGGCATCTTGAATAGCCTGCAGCGCCGTATGGATTTCGGCGGGAGCAGGAGTGATGTGAGGCATGTCATATGATGTCCGGATGCGTTGCACGGTGTCAAAATTGGACCAGCCAGACCTAGCCTGCCACCCCAAGTACATAATAGCACAGCGCTTCAATGTTTCGTTTTCGCGTGCAAGTGCATCCCGCTCTTCAAGCAGCTCGCGGATCGTGTCGGGGTTGCAAGCGGCGATCAGATGGGCGTCTGCCTTAACGTCTTGGGCGGTTCGGCAATGGCGGACTTCGGCCAGAAACCCGTTCGCTCTTTACAAACGTCCCGCTATTGGTAGGGCAAACCCGCCACGGGCCCGGCGTCGGCCCCTTCGCTAGTGCCTTGCGGATTTCCTCGTAACGGTCAGCCATTGCGGTTCTCCTTGAACAGTACAGCTTTGGCCTCCTTCAGCACTTGCATCGGCGTCTCGGGGTCAAACCCCAGGCGGCGATACGTGTCCGCTGATGGAAACCACGAAACCATCGCAGCCAAGGCCTTTCGCAGCCGCTCATTCTCGGCTTCCAGCGCGTCACGCTCTGCCATCAGAATCTTGGCATCAACGTCCTTCATGCACATCTCGATAAAATCACCGGTGTTCATCATGTTTCCTTTCGTTTACCGTATGACTACATTGTACAGCAAACAAAAGGGCCGTCTAGCCTCTTTGTCAAAAAATTTCACGACCATTGAACCCCGCCGCTAACGACAAAGTTCTCAACTTTCAGCTTCACAAAGGTCATACCCTCGTCATCATGAGCCTGACGCTCGATCTCGGCGTTCACTTCAGCTTCGGTTTCATATACCTCGGGAAAAATATCTAGTCTGATGTAGCCATCTTGGATAAATCCAATCACCCAACCCTTCTTTTGCCCTCGTGCTTGAGCCTTAGCAGTCTCAATAAGCTTAGAAGCTTCGATTGCTTTTTTTGCCAAATCTTCATGCTTCACATAATCAGACTTGACCCAATTGGTTTTATACTCACGCTTGAGTTGCAGGTTGTAACGGCGAGTACCATTCCGAACGCTACCAGACAGGATAGCGAAGGAACCGTCCTTCTTATTGCTCAGCAGTTGACTTGTTTCAGTGTTGAAAAAGTAACCATCAGAGATTTGACGGAAACCTTCCAAAGAGTTAACAGGGATAAGAGCCATTTCACATTCCTTTCAGAGTTCAGAGCAATAACAACCAACGAAAATTTATTTTATAGGAAGGTCCTTGGGAAGTCTAGAGGTTGTTGCTGGTTTCTTGTATAACTTGTATAACTTGAATAACTTGAATAACTTGTATAACTTGAATAACTTGTACTATTCACACATTGATTACTAGTTCTTTTTCAAGTTTCATCTCATGGGGAAAACTGCTCCAAGTGCAGGAGCACTATATAATTTAACATTCACCGATTTACCGTACTCTACCCAATCCACTGATAGATGGGTAATTCCTTCTTTTACCATGTTGAACCTAAAGTATAACCTTTATATTTTATCCACCTAGATGGGGTAACCCCATCTAGTCCTCGTTCTTTTGCTAATTTACTCTGTCGTATTTTAAATTCTTCTGTGTAGGGATGCCCTTTTATTGATTTACCCTTATTTGGGTTAATTGGAATATCAATACCTAATTCTCTTGCTTTAATGTATTGATTACTTTTTTAGCACCGGGTGGGTGCTTGTTTACACTGTTATGGAAAGATTCCTTTTCAAAATTTGAAATTCTTCTATTCGGATTTTGTTTACAATATCTCTCATGATTTATTTTTGAATTATTATTCTTACATTCTTTGTTGCAAAAATTACATATTAGCATTTTATTATTCTTATAATTACATTTTGTAAATTCGTTGCCGTAGACCACTTGGCTAATCCAGCACAATATGCCATAGGCGGCTGCTCTACCAACTGAGTTAAAAGAATGAATTTTGGTGGAGCTGCGGGGAATCGAACCCCGAACTGCGCCTTGCAAGGGCGCTGTGTTCCCAATTATACCACAACCCCAAAAATCTACATTGTTTTGTATATATTCAAAACGTTTGGGATGACCCACGGGATTTGAACCCATACTGCCAAGGTCACAACATAGAGTTCTAATCATTACACTAAAGTCACCACTAAGCGTTTTGGAACGGTTAGTCAGATTCGAACTGACACTTCGGATTTGGAAGACCCGCGTGCTAGCCGTTAAACACTATAACCGCATTGAATATAACAGGATGGCTCCTACTTTTTGATTAAAGAGAGAAATCGAAACTCTCAACCAGTATATCTTAAAATAACTGCTGTAACCATCCTTAAATTTTTGTCTCCGAAGAAGGAATCGAACCTTCGCCTCATGGCCCCAAACCACGCACGCTACCATTACACCACTCGGAGTGATTTCCATTTTTCTACGGTGACCGCTACCAACTCGCTACTGAGTTGTATCACAGTTAGTTGGATCACTGCATATGATACTTTTAATCAGTGGTGCGGTAGGTTGGATTCGAACCAACAGTGTTTACCACGAGGGACCGGATTTACAGTCCGGGGATGCACACGCCATAGCATCAACTACCGCATCTTTGTCGTCACCATTTCAAAACACAATATCGGTCCGGGATTCTAACCCATTTCTAATTTTGTGTTTTGAAATGGTGCCCCTAGCAGGGTTCGAACCTGCACTCCTTTCGGAAGCGGATTTTGAGTCCGCCGAGTCTACCAGTTCCTCCATAGGGGCAACAAAACAACCTCTAGACTTTTAAAGAACGTTTCGTCTCGGACGTTTGTTAACGTCCTCAACATGTATCCCATTATATCAGAATTCTTCGCTGACAACAACTTCTTGCTGATTCTTGAAAAATTCTTTTTCCCCAATCACGTGTCGCTTTTCCTGAATCGTAAGTTTGCCGAAGAACTTACGCGGGTTGCCACACAAGACACAATTGCTATTCCCACAGGTTACAGTATTTAGCTTATGAAGTCTATGCCCGACACGCTTACCTTTCAACCCCAGCCACTTGGCGATCTTCATCTGTCTTGCGATATGGCGTTCATCGTTTGCAAGACGCTTGCTGTGTTTCAACCTTTGTTCTACATCGCTCATATATCTTTCTCCTTGTACGTCGGAGACCCATTGAACCCTATTATAGGGGCAATTTTCGCTTCACAACAAAAACCATACGGGGTTCTTAGACATTCATTTGAACCACCAAGACCCACACCCCATCCAATCTCTAACCTAAATCTTTTCTACCTCGACACCTAGCTGCTGAAGAAACTTGATACCATCATCAGAACGATACTGATTTCTGTACCATACCTTCCTGAACCCTGACGTCTTGATGGCTTTGGCACATTCGACGCAAGGCGCATGGGTCACAAACAAATCCGCACCGAGAGCACTCTGACCGTCCCGTGCCATTTTGTAGATTGCGTTTTGTTCTGCATGAATGACCTCAGGCCTTGTTACAGTAGAACCGTCTTCATTCTGTGTCTCACAGACGTTATCAAACCCCGGCGGTGTGCCGTTGTAACCCACGCTAAGAATACGATGGTCTTTCACAGCAACAGCACCGACCTTGAGCCTTGTAGCGGTTGAAGTCTTGGCAACAACCTCTGCAATCTCAATGTAAAGGTCTACGAATTTCCGTTTCATTAGGAATGTGCAAAATACGCAATTTTGTTCAAGATGACGGACAATTAGGCGGTCAAGTCTTTTTCACGTTTTGTGGAGTCACTTTTTTGTTTTGGTGGAATCTTACGAAGCCATGATGCCGAAAAGTCTGCAAATTTTCCCGAGCCTCCAAATTCAGTCACCAAACCTTGACCTTCACATTGCCAGATTCGTCCAAACTCCGGATGCTCACCTTTCAATGCACGAACGGTGACGATCTTTCCTCGATTGGGACTATCTGTCCCGAAAGCGCCGCCGATTACTTCACATACATCACCTGTCTTGATTGGTTCTTGCATTTGTGTTTCTGTCCCTCATGCAAATACCTTTGTGAATGGCACCCCCTGGAGGAATCGAACCTCGTGCCGTCCATCCTTCACTAAGGAACGGTTTAGAAGACCGTTGAAGGGACAGGGGGTTTAATTTACAAAGGTATTCATACAACTAAGTTTTATGATATTCGTTTCACCATAGACGCATTGTTCTTCTTACTATATCTTCTTTAAAACATTTGAGCAATCAAAGGCGTTTCATCGAGTTCTTCGACGATGTTGGAGTAGTTATTCTTAATGTATCGTTCCAACACCTTCTTCTTGGACTTACCATTAATAGACTTCACGTCGATAATAAAAGGATACATGCTTCTATCTTTGCGGTAAGCAGGTTCAAACTCATAGACATACCAAGTGTCTTCGGGACCTTCCCAACGAGACTTAGGAACAAACTTGTACTCAACCTTAACTGCTTTGTCGATCATTTTGTATTCAATGTGCTCCAATGCCTCTATTATGCGGCACAAAAGTTGCTTTGTCTACAACCCCGTTCTTGCTATTGCGTAACTGTCTACTATATCATGCGCAGGGGAAGCAAGTTTGCTCATTTGCATCCATTTTACAATATCTATGCCTTCTTTGTCAAGTAGGGTTTGCACCATGGCTTCCTTGTTGGCGTTGCCCTTTCCTGTCCAGTGCTTCTTGACCGCCGTGGGTGCAATGATTTCAGGATGCAACCCAAACGACTTCTTGAGGTGATATTTCAACAAGCCAGCATTCTCTGCAATGTTGAACAACATGCTACCTCGTGCCCCGAAAGCGTAACCTTCTAGGATGATCTTAGAGCCAGCTTCCCAATGCTGTTGTATTTTCTCAACAGACCATTTTGCTAGGGTTTCATAGCGATCAACGTTATCTGCCCAGTCCTTTTGGATAAGCGTACCCTCATAATTCAGAGCCTTTACACAGACCTTCTTGTTTGCATTTGCAAAATAGAAAAAGGATGATTTGAAGTCATCCCCTAGAACGCAAATTGATGGACTGGTATAAGAATAGTCTATACCAAATATCTTCATTTTTCTTTCAGTGATTCAGCAAGAAGCTCTCCCTTTTCGTCAAGAGACTCGGATGCTTCTTTCATCAGTCGATAGGCTTGGAACACAGCGACGTTACGCCAATCGTCACCGTACTTTTCACGAAATTCTTCTTCACGTTGGAGAATAGCTTGTTTGAGTTTTTCGTATTCCTTGCGCACCCGAGCAGGGAATGAATTCACATCTTTCTCAAAAAAGAATTCCACATATGAAGTATCATTCGGAGGCGTCCATGGTCCTGAAGTATAATCTTCATCTAACCCAAGTTCTCTTTTTATACGACGCAGATACACGAGTTTGTCTATTAACATCGGAATTAATCCTTTTCCATTTGGCATACTCCATCATTGCTCTAACATGATGGAAAGTTCTTTTCTTGATTAAGGCATTAACATCAATGCCGTCTTCCACCATTCTATTTATATCCTTTTGCTGAATGTCATTCGGAAAAATAACAACCCTTTCATTTTGCCGAATTGCATTAGCCATGTATCTGCAAATATTCACATTACGAGGTTCGTTGTCCCAAATATGAATTGCATTCTTGATACCAAGATTGTATTTCTGATATGCCAGAAGGTTTGCGTCCAATGTTGCAATGCAATTGTCTAGGAACAATGAATCAATGGCGCCCTCAACTACATAAACAGGTTTTGTGTAATCCAGATCACCCAAACCAAATATCTTGGGATAGCTCTCGTCAATCTTCAGTGTAATATAGCGAAGCTCTGAACTTTTGAAAGCACGGGCAATCAGAATCTTAAGGTTGCCAAATTTATCTGTTTCTGTCAAGATGATTCGAGGGTCGGCCGGGACTGTTTGCTCGAGACCAATCTTCTCAACAAAATCACGAAAGTTAGATGTGTACCAAAACTTCTTGTATTTCTCTTTAGGAATTTTGCGTGACTTCAGATATTCAACAGCAGGGTGAATCTTGGACAGCTCTGATATTGGAGTAAGATATTTCGTCCAATCTTTGAGTTCTTCTGGCTCTTGTTTCTTTTCCTCAACCTTAGATTCTTCTCGTTCGCCTTTGAACGATTCGAGTACATACTCCTTATAGAGTCTCGGGTTTAGGAATTTCAGGAACGTCTTGAATTTGTGATTCTCTCCGCAATTGTGACACTGAAACGACAACAGACCCGTCTTGTCCTTGTATATGTAGCCACGCGCCTTTGCTTCGCTCTTTTCAGAGTCGCCGCAATACGGACAACGGAAATTCCACAACAGATTGCCCTTTTGCTTAAAGCGATCTAATTGTGAAGCTACAAACGATAAGAACTTTTGCTGAATGTAAAGATGTTCCAAGGTTCGCTACTCCTACATGAACCTTGAGAATACATCATTTTTCCTTGTCTGTCAAGGTCTCTTCTTCTTCTTTCCTTTTGCGACGAACCATGCCTAAGGGCTTAGGTGAGTCTGTTGAAACAGCAGAGCCTGTCACGTTGGTTGGTGTTTCCTCATGCATGTTGAAGATTGCTTCCTCAATCATTGCCCATTCACGTTCAGAAATATCTAGCTCTTTCAAACCTTCTTTCAATAGCAACAATGATGCGGTGGCTGCCGCAAGCCATGATTTGCCGCCTGGAACCGTTCCAAGCAAACGCTTCAGGTTGAACACTATTCGGTGCAAATATGTGAATGAATCTTTCTCTTCAGATGTTTTCAAGTCTCTGAAACGACGAAGGCGTTTGCCGTCCTTGTCGATTATACCAAACTTGAAAGCTTCTTGCTGTTCCCAAGGGGTAGTTAGAAGTTTGATGATTCTTAAGGCGTATATAAAGTCGCCCATTCTTGTAATGTTCATAATTCCAAATCTTTGAGAATTATTTTTTGAAATGACTTGTTGATTCGTGTCGGATCAAATTTGATTTTTAGATTGGGGTTGACAACCACATGGCTCTCAATACCCCAAACCGTATTTAGAAACGTCATCACTAAATCATGGTTGTTAGGATGTGACAGAAGAAATAAACTCTTTGCTACAAACTCCACACCGAAGCAATTACATGCAATAATAAAATTATTGAAAACAAGACGAGTAGAAAACCTTCCAGTCTCGGAAAATTTTTCAATTTTCCCCGCGACTCTTTTGATAAGCGCAAGGTCTTGTTCAAATTCTTCATCCGAGAAAACGGGATTTCTATATAATTTCGCCGCTGTCAGCTTGTAACTGCTTAGAGTGATTTGCATTATTCTTTGTCTAGTTCCTCGAAGTATTCGTCATCCATTTCCGTTTCCCAAACGTATTGGAGCTCCATATCAATCTCATATTCACCATCCTCAGAGTCTCGGTAATAGGTGACAACCAAATTGTATTCGCTTTGGTCACCTTCCTTATAGACTGGGATAATGAAACTAATTGCTTCTTGGGCTGAAGAATCTTCCAAATTGATGCGAATATTTTCCACATCGTCATAATTCAAATACAACCCCTTTGACCTCAACAATGAGTCGGCATGCTCGATAAACTTAATGACCTCACCATAATCAGTGAATGTCTTTTCACAGAAAATGGTTAGTTGGTCATTGATGGCGTCTAGTTCGTCACTGAAATCATCATCAAGATCATAGGTTTCATGCAACATTTTTACCTCTACCTCTACGCTTAGCCTTTGGTGCTTCTTCTGCAATTACTTCTACGGGTTGTTCGTCTGCAATGGCGGCTTCCCCTTGGACTGTTTCATCAATCACGGCATCTTCCACGACTTCTGAAATCACGGCTTCAGCAGTAGGGACCTCGACCAATTGTTCTTCGACTTTGGGAAGAGGTTTAACACCGCCACGAACTGAAACAAGCAATTCGCCTGTTACTGGATGACGCCAGCCACGGTCGCTCGGCACAGCATCGGGGCACCAGCTTGGCGGAAAATTAACAATATTCCTCATTTAGCATATCTCCTAGAAAGTTTTCCAATAGTTCATCCAATTCTTCGTTTAGGACGTCCTGTAGTAATTTATACAATTCTTGGGTGTCCTTTTCCGATGCTTTCTTAGGCATGCCTTTTCTGAATGATGCATAATCACCCACCTTGACAAAACCTCTCATCTTGGAAGCACTCATGCCTGTTGCATCATCGGCGTCAGGGTCGCGTTCGCCTGCGCTAATCAATTCAACAACATCAAAGCGTGTCTTGTTACGTTCGGCTATGTCTTTGTAACCTTCCATTCGGTCAGAGCCAGCAAAGAAGTAAACTTCTTTGAATCCGTTGTTTGCAATCCAAGTGAATGCATTGATAGGTGTCTTGACATTTGGATCATCCACAAATGTCACTTCAGGAAAGAACTTCTTTGCCATTTTGATTTTCACATCAAACGGCAAAGGGTTCTTTTTCTTATCAACGGTTCTAGACAGGAACAATACAGGCATGCCACCTATCTTCTTAGCATGTGCAACCAATTTGTCTATAAGTAACTGATGACCTGATGTTGGTGGATTCATCCTACCAAAGGCAAATACAATCTTATCTTTCATTAGTGTTATCCAGTCATGGTTGATGTTTTTCATTTATTTATCAATGGTCCCCTTATGTCACCTAATATATCATCCCCACCCCATCCCCCATTGATAATCTGCTATAGTTTGAAAATTCTTCAATAAAATCAACAAGTTAACTTAGATCGTGCTGTGACTTGATATTGTTTGAAACATGCCTTATAATAAGACATCTCGAATAAGAACAGGAGTTAGTATGAGCACAGAGAAAAAAGCTGGACGCAATTATGTGGACAATGAAAAATTGTATGAATCTTTTTTAGAGTGGCATGCTAAACGTGCTGAGGCTGCTGAACAAGGTTTGGAAGAACCGCAACCACCAAAGTATATTTCGGAATGCATTGTGCTTATACCTACACGTTTAGCGTCCAAAGGAAATTTCTCGGGCTATTCATTCAAGGAGGACATGATTGGAGACGCTATTGAGAATATCATCCAATATTACAGAAACTTTGACCCAACAAAGTCTAAGAATCCGTTTGCATATTTCACACAGATCGCCTATTACGCCTTCCTGCGTAGGATCCTTCGAGAGAGGAAACAATCATATATCAAGCATAAGCTGATTCAAAACAGCGACATCTTGGATAGCATCGTCACTCAAGAGCATGATGACAGTATCGACTATCATGTATCGATTGTTGAGACTATGAAGATGAACCTTCGCCCTGAGCTTGAGGAATATTTCGAGAGAAAGAAAGGCGTCAAGGCAAAGAAGATTGGTAAATCGATTGAGGACTTGCTAGAGGAAGAGCTGCAAGAAGTTGTGGAGGGCCCCGATGACGAAGCGTAAACTGAACTGGGCTTTCATTACAGATCAACACTTCGGCTGCAGATCTGATAGCAAAATTTTCCACAGGCTGTTCAGGAAGTTCTACACTGAAGTTTTCATTCCGTTTCTCAAGGAGAATGAAATCAAGACTCTGTTTGTCTTGGGCGACTTCTTTGACCGCAGAAAATTCATCAACTTTGAAACTCTCAAATTGTCAAGGGAAATATTCTTTGACCCCTTAAAGGAAATGGGAATCAAAGTTCATGCCATTGTGGGCAATCATGATGTAATGTATAAGAACACAAACGCCGTCAATAGCTTGGACTTGCTTGTTAGTGAACATCATTATGACAACGTGACGGTGTATTCCGAACCTACAACGACTGTGGTTGATGATGTTAAGGTGTTGATGCTACCTTGGATCAACTCTGAGAACTATGGTCGTTCCATTGATGCAATCAAACATTCAGACGCTCGCTTTGTGTTCGGTCACTTGGAGATGAAGGGGTTTGAATACCATAGGGGCATGGTGTCTGAACATGGTCACTGTGACGCCGATTTGCTTGCTAGATATGAGTATGTGTTCTCCGGTCACTACCATCATCGTTCAAGCCGAGGCAACATTCATTACCTAGGCACCGCCTATGAGATGAATTGGTCTGATTACAACGACCCAAAGGGCTTTCATACCTTTGACGGACAAAAATTGACGTTTGTAGAGAATCCTGAAAAGATTTTCATTCGCTTGGTTTACGATGATATAAACCCCAGGCAAATTGAAAAGGACATTGGGGAACTAGGTTCTTTTAAAGATAAATTCGTCAAGGTGGTGATTCGGAGGAAGGAGCAACCAATCTTATTTGAACGATTCATAGACAAGATTGCAGAGACGGGTCCTTCTGACATAAACATTATTGACGAGACAAACTCTGTCAAAGTTCTGGCTGAGGTCGGGGACGAACTTCCTAAAGACACCCTTGAGGTTATCAAGAATTTCATTTATAATGATCTTGAGACAGATTTGTCTAAGGAGCGTCTGATGCGAAAGCTACAGACAATTTATGTCGCAGCAAAGGCGTTAGCCGATGATGAGTAAAACATGTTCTTAGTAAAAAAGATTCGATTCAAAAATTTCAGGTCATACGGCAATCAATTTACAGAGATAAACCTAATCAAGAGTGGCAGCACTGTTATCACTGCACCTAATGGCAGTGGTAAATCTACCATCTTGATGGCGATTGAATTCGCACTGTTCGGCAAAGTGTCCAACGGCATCAACAAAAACGACTTGGTCAATACAATCAACAAGAAAGATCTTGTCGTAGAGATTGAATGTGAAACGAAGGGCAAAGAGATTCTGATTCGCCGAGGCATCAAGCCTAACATCTTTGAAATCTTCATTGATGGTAAATTGGTTGACCAAGAGGCGTCTACCAGAGACTATCAAACCCAATTTGAAGAAGAAATCCTGGGGTTCAACATCTCTAGCTTCCGCCAGGTTGTTTCAATCAGCGGCGGTTCATACACCCCGTTCCTTTTGCTATCTGCGGGGCAACGTAGAAAGATTGTTGAAGAGCTTTTGAACCTAACGGTGTTCTCTAAGATGTATATCATGCATCTTGCATCTATTGCACAAACGAAAGAAAATCTGCAATCAGTAGAAAACGAAATCGAGAAACTACAAGCATCGCTTGCTTCATTGAAGAAGGGTCTTGAAACCCTATCAGAGCAAGAAGAAGGCTATCGGAAAACGATTGAAGAAAACATTGAAAAAGCCAACTCAAAGATTCAGGCCATCAATGACGAGATAAGAGATCAGAATGTTCAAATCGAAAAGCTCCAATCACAAGCAGACTCTTATGAAGTAAAAATCGCCAAGAAGACCAAGCTCCAAGAGTATGGACGGGACATGAGGAAGAAGATTCAGAAGATTACAGACTTCATCTCATTCTTCCGAGATAACGATACTTGCCCAACCTGCACCCAACCTATTACTGAAGACTTCAAGGCGCAAGTCATCGAAGCTAAAGCAAATAAAAGAACAGAACTTCAGAGTAGCCTTGAAAATCTTAATGCGCTACTTCAAAAGACCGAGTCAGAAATCGAAAAGCTAGATGAAGTCCTAAAGAAGATTCGTTCTCTTGAAAACAACATCCACACAAACACAAAGCGCATCTCTGACCTTCAGGCATACATTTCAGAGCAACAGAAGATCTTGGGTAAAAAACATTTCAGCTCGGCAGACCTTACAGCAGAAATTAAGAAAACTTCTCAGGATATTTCTGAATTAAAAGCTCGTCGTCTAGAACTTCTTGAAGAAAAACAATATAATGAGGTCATCAGTGCAATCATCAAGGACAACGGCATCAAGTCCAAGATCATTGCGCAATATGTGCCTCGAATGAACCAAGAGATCAACAAGTTCCTAGAGCTATTGGATTTGGGTATTTCATTCGAGATCAATGAGAATTTTGAAGAACGTATTCTTTCACGTTTCAAAGACGAACTTTCATACATGAGTTTCTCTGCGGGCGAACGTGCGAGAATTGACATTGCAATTCTTTTCACTTGGAGGGAGTTAGCTAAATTAAAGAACTCGCTTAATTGCAATCTGCTCTTCCTAGACGAGATTTTTGATGCAGTATTGGACGACCAGGGACTAGAATCATTCATAAATCTGTTAAAATATCATCTAAGTGATACGAACGTTTTTCTAATTAGTCATCGACCCGAGGTTGTGGACAAATTTGAGAGCAATCTCCGCATTGTCAAATCTGCAAACTTTTCAAGGATAGAATAATGATTTCCAAACAACCAGAATATATTCTCCGAACCATGTGGGATAGAATCAAAACAACAAATGAAAATCTAGATCAAGATGAAGAAACTCTTGATGAAGTTGTTTCTGAAGATGAGCAGACATCGGTTTCGGTGTTTGACAAGTTTGCAATCATCCAACTGAATGGCCCTGTATGCGCTGAGACGGTCAATCCGATTGTGGATTTCATTGTCGGGGCAAATTTGTCAAGTGACAAGAAACTGGATTTGAACGTCATTAACCTTTTCATTGACACCGAGGGCGGCGACCTCCATTCGGCTATGAAATTGATTGATGCCATTCGTATGAGTGAAATTCCTATTCGCACCATCGGATGGGGTAAGGTGGCATCCGCTGGTCTAATCATTTTCATGACTGGCGCAGAACGTTTCATATCCGAGAACTGTTCAATCCTTTCGCACAATGCAACCTTCAATGCGGCTCGTTACTCTGTTCGGGTGAATGACCTTTCACACCAACAAGAGTTCAAGCTCATCATTGACCGAATCATGCGTGTCTACAAAGAATGCACCGGCAAGGATGAGAAGTATATCAAGAAGCACCTGTTGCGTGATAATGACGTCTACATGTCCGCTGCCGATGCAATCGAACATGGCCTCGGCGACGGGTTCCTTCCAAGAGGCATGTCTTGGCTAAAAAGTTTGGTTAGACAGAGAATGACAGTCGAAGAAGTCCTTGACCCCGAGCTAAATACCTGATACAATACAGGTTCAAAAGTGTTGTACAAAAAATCTTTCATGAGGTAACATAATGCAACTTTCCAAGCGTACAATCGAAGTTCTCAAGAATTTCGCAACTATCAATCAGTCAATTGTTGTCAAACCTGGTAAGAAGCTTGCGACGATGGCAGTAGCCCGAAACATTCTAGCCGAGGCCGATGTTGAGGAAACTTTTCCATCAGAGTTTGCGATTTACAACCTCAACGAATTCCTTTCAGCGTTGTCACTGTTCGAGAATCCCGAATTGGAGTTTGGCGAGAAGTGGGTCGTGATTCGTGAGAAGGGTGCCAAGCGCGGGGGCGTCAAGTATTTCTATTCAAACAAGGCTCTGATTGTGCATCCCACAAAGTCCATCAAGATGCCTGATGACATTTCTGTGGAGTTCACCGTTACAGAGGCAATCCTGACAAAAATCTCTCGCGCTGCAGGAGTGTTGGGTGTGAGTGACGTTGTGGTTGTGGGTGATGATGAAGGCATCAGCCTAATCGTTCAGGATCGTAAAAACGATTCTTCAAACGATTTTGAGATTCAGGTCTCTGACAAGGCTCAAGAAAAGCCATTCAAGTTCTTCTTCAAGCAAGAGAACCTGAAATTCATCCCGGGTGATTATGTTGTTCAAATTTCAGACAAAGGCATTTCGTCTTTCAAGAAAGCAGACGGTACAATGCAATACGCCGTGGCTCTAGAAGCCACTTAACCAAGGAGACCCAATGCTACACAATAATAGAATGAACTATGTGGCGTCGGGTCTTCAATTTGCCAAGTTCCTCTACAAGGATGCTCTTAAGAGCAAGGAAATTGTTGACCTGACAGGCCAGTGGCTAAAGCGTTTGGATAACGTCAACGGCCATCGCTTCAGTGTGCTGTTCAATGCATTCACTGAGAAGAAGATGGGCCCACAGATTCAAGAGACCATCAAGCCTTATGTCTATGATGTTCATTCGGACTCCGGTGGCCTTCAGATGATTTCTCGTGGCCTTGCTGTGACGCCTGAGATCAAAAAAGAAATCTATGAAACCCAAGGTAGGTATTCAGATGTGGCTATGTCTTTTGACGAAATCCCAGTCTATACCTTGGTGCAGAAGTCTGAGCTGAAAGATGCGAGCAATAAAGTATTTGATAGGTCTCGTCTTGAGCCTTGCGCTAAGGCAACCGCTCGAAACATTACCGAGCAGATCCAATCATTCCTTGATAACAAGTCATCGACCCGCCCATTGGCGATCATTCAAGGGAACTGTCTAGAGACTGCTATGATTTGGTCGGATATCCTGTTTAAGGAGATTCCACAAAACATGCATGAAGTGATTGGAGGTATCGCTATTGGTTCACCTGCTCTAGGCGTCGGTGAATTGGAAGAAGTGAAGAAGGCGTTCTGGTTCACCCAGATTCCCTTTGACATTAAAGAGAAACATCTTCATATGTTGGGTGTGGGTGCAATGAAGCGATTTGTGCCTACGTTGGTGTTTGTGAAATCGGGTTTGTTCAAGGATACCTTAGTGTCCTACGATTCAACAACCCATACCAGCATGAACATCTACGGTCGCTATTACTACGGCAAGAAGCCAGGCCGTCAATATCAGATCGTCTACAATCGTGAATACACTCCAGCGTATGATGAGGTGTATGAAGACATTGTGTCTTTGCTACCAGAGCTAACCCAATGGTGTAAGAACGGATATGAATTCTTCACATTAATGAACGCCAAGCCAAAAGAATATACCAAGACGAACCCTTCACGGATTCCGCTAATCATGTCAACCGTGGCGCATGCAATTTCATGTATTTACAACTTCACCAAGCACGTTGAAGATGCACTTCATGATGACGAAATCCTATATGAGATGGTTGATGAAGAAGTAACCGAGCCGAAGTCTAAGATCAAGTATATTGACAAGACCAAGCGGAACGTCTATAATGAGCTAGGTAAAGTAAAAACCCTTGAGGATTACAAATATTGGGAATCCCATCTTGGCCGTTTCCTCAATAGCAAGCCTTCTCGTAACGGTCATACAACCTTGGATGATTTTTTCGAATGAGCATCGGATATGATCTTGACGGAGTTCTAATCTCCGATTTGTACTGGCCTGATGGCATGTCTCTTGAAGATTTTCTTAAGATGCGTGCTTCAGAGCCGTATGCCAATTTTGTTCCAAAAGGAAGCTATGTCATTGTGACTGGTCGAAATTCATCAGATAGACCCTACACTGAAGCATGGATTAGCAAAAACCTTGCAAGCAATCCCCCGTATCGTTTGTTTCATGATTGTCCAGATCATAGGCAAGGCGCAGAGTACAAGGCAAGTGTAATTAACCAGAACGGCATCAGGATTTTCATTGAATCAGATGCAAAGCAGGTTGAGTATTTGAAAAAGCATTGCCCATATTGTCGTGTTTATCATTTCGGGAGCTTTCTAAGTGAAACGTTTTATAACCTATGAGGAAATGACTGCTCTGTTAGATGAGCAGATTCCCAAGATTGAAGCATACGGGTTTGATGAAATCGTTGCTGTGGTTCGTGGTGGTTTGACCGCTGCGCACTACATTGCAAAACAACTTCGCTTACCTGTGGGTGTTTACTACCCATCAAATGATGCATATTCTACACCTCGTTTGATCCTAGCCAAGAAGAAGGCGGGCAAACTGTTGTTTGTGGAGGACCTTGTTGCGCAGGGTCGTACTCATGCCGAGCTATATAAGTTCATGAAGGGCTTTCCAGAAGTCGATTGGCATTTCATGCCAGTGCTAGTGGATGGGAAGTATGAGAAGAACTTCCTTATGCAGTGTTTGAAAACAGACGACTGGATTGTGTTCCCCTACGAAAAGTATGATAAAATGCAGGAAGGTGACAGGGGTCTTTTCCGGATGAATTCAGATGTTTATGGGGTAGCAAATGGGTAAGAAGATTGTTGTTTTGCACAGTGGTGGTCTTGACTCTACAGTGATGTGGCGTCTAGCGAAAGAGGACATTCGCAATGAGGTGATCGCCGTATATTTTGACATTGGACACGACTACGCTTGGAAAGAAAAGGCGCAATTGCCGCCGGGCGCACACATCCATGATATGACTTGGTTCAAAGCCGAAGGCAAAGGCAAGGCGGGCAACGCCATGAATAACATCTTCATTCCTGGTAGGAACATGATGTTTGCTACAATCGCTGCATGTAAGTATCTGCCTGACGAGATTTGGATGGGCGCGCTCATGGGTGAAATCCATGACCAAGCAACCGACAAGAACCTAGAATATCTCCATCGACAGAACGATATTCTTAGTTATGTTCTATCGCCCTTCGGAAAAGTGAAGGTGGTGTTTCCTTTCGTAGAACGCCAGTGGGGTAAGCTGCAAGTAACAAGGTGGGCATGCCAAAACGGTATGCAACAAGAGATTCTCGCATCGAGTTCATGCATGAGCGGTGAAGCAGGAAATTGTGGTCGTTGCGGCGTTTGTTTGCGCCGTGCAGGCATTTTCCCTCAATTAAACATGGAAGAAAGCTACAACGTTGATCCTTGGACAGCCCCCGAGAACCGCAAGCTGATCCACGATTTGATTGTTGCTGAAATCAATCAAGACGATTCCCATTATGACCGCTTCCGTAGGGAAGAGATCATCCCCACTCTAATCCGAAACCACAGCGGAAAATCTTTGCAGGAAATTTTGGAGCTTTATACGGATGGGGCTACTCAAGCTAAGGAAGAAGTTCTACAAGAAACTCCTCAAGAATCCGGGCCTAATCAAACGGAAATGAACCAAGACCAGACCTCGACAAGCACCCACAATCCAGACGCACCTCCTCAAGTCACCCATGTTGTTTAATACCGCTTACATCATCTCATACCTGCCTAATGATTCTCTCAAGGCCAGGCGCCTTGAGATTCATAACAAACAGGTTGACTATTGGCTGGCTAAGGGTTTGAACGTCTTGGTGTATGCCCAAGGATATCAACAAGACGACTTCCGAAAGGACGTCCAGTATATCGTCAATACCCGAGGCGAAACCGATAGGCCCGGGCCCGCTCGTAACGTCTTGCTCCGTGCTTTTTATGATTCGGATGAAGACTTTTGTTTGTTGATGGACAACGACATTGTTCTCTATGAGGGTGAGAAGTATTGTGATAGTGACAACCTTGTTCAAATCTTAAAAGACATTCCTCTTGAAAGCCTAGAAGGTGTAGATGTATTTGAGCCTTTGAATCCTACACAAACACCTTTCAGTGCTTTCTATGCCGAAAAGAAGGATGTGCTAGCTAACAACCTAATCTTCAAGCGTCGTCCGAACATCTCAGGATGTTGTTTGTTCATTAGAAATTTCAAGAAGTTTGGTGAAGAGCCATTCTTCTATAATGATTGGTTTGATGAAAAGACAGGTAAGGTTATCATGGGAGAAGATGTTGCCTTCGGTCTTAACCTCACGAAAAAGGGCAAGGGTGTCTATTCTTTGATGAATGCCGTCCGAAAGGACATGGGGTGGACGTCGAGCTCTTGGTGCAAGAGCCCTGAAATCAGAAAGCAATCATTTGAAACTCTGAAGGCGATCCTACCGACTTTGGGAGTGGGAACCAAGAACGGGAACCTAGATTGGGCAGGTTTCGCCGATCGCTACAAGATCCCACGACAAGTTCTAGCCCCCAAGAAAAAATCCGCAAGCATCCTAGACATGATGTGATTCTTGCCTTATAATGCAGTCATTGTTGAACGGAGGACCTAGATCGTGTTTCAAGACGAAGCTCTCAAAGAACTTCAAGCTCGTAACGAGGCGCGTGTCAAACAAATGATTGAGCAGATGGGCACAAAGTATCTGTGCCATCCTGCAAATTTCATCACCAAGGCAAAGTTCAAGAAAGACCTGCGTAAATCCAAAAAGAAGGCGATGTCGATGTCTAAGGACAAGAACCTAAGTTTCGTAGTGCAAAACACTCCAGAAGGTCAAATCTGAACGAGAAAAGAAGGTTGGCAAGGAAACATAAGCCAAGGTGCAAGAACAGTCACAAGAATTTTTACAAACTATCTAATTTTTTGTAGACAAGTCGCAAAAACTTCATATAATAAAGACGTCAACAAGCAAACGAGGACAGTAAAATGCTGAAAGACTTCATTATGTGGATGCAAGAACCCGGCAAATGGAATGACGTCATGGTTATTTGCGGTGTGGTTATTATTGTTTCTTTGATCGGCATAATTGTCTGCGAAAAGATTGAAAAGCGTAAAGCTTGGAAAATGGGCCGATAGCTTAGTGGCCTAAAGCAGCGGCCTCATAAGCCGTTGATCCTGGGTTCAAATCCCAGTCGGCCCACCAAAAATTGATTGAAGGAGGAAAGCAGGATGGTGCATGAAGCAGGAAAGGGCGATGCGCCTCGTAAAGTACGAGACGACAAAGCCTATTCAGAAGGTTGGGATCGAATCTTTGGAGCTAAACGTGGCAAAGCAAAAGGAAACAATGAAGGTGAAGGTTCCCAAGCCAAGGAACCATCTAGTCGTGCCAGCGAAAACCAAAAAAGCGGGCAAACATAAAGACAAAAAACGTGAGATAAAATATAAGCACATTGAAGAACATGTTTAGACCGAATCCTTATCCTTGGGTTGAAATCGTTGATCCTAAGCCAGAGCCCACATTTACCTTAGATCAAATCATAGAGAAAATGGTCGAGATGTTTGGTGACAATGTAGCCGATCCAGACCATCATCCTCTTATTACGAAATATCAATTCAAGCTTGCTAAGCTTGAATTAACCCGCCAATTTGTTGTGGTGGAACCCCAAGTTTGATTCGTGACGATATGCTTGTGCCAAGGCACGCTCCAATTCGTCGATGCGCTTGTTTGCTTCGCGTAGTTGCTCCATAAGCTCAAGATTCTGTATATGCAGATCTGAAAGCTGTTTTCTAGTTCTGTCAAGTTCGTCGCTAAGAAGCTTAATTTGTTGCATCAAGCTTTCAACTTGAGCAATCTGGATGTCGCTTTGATTTTTCTTTTCTTCAACATCGGTTTTTTTAATCTTAAGCCAGACACCCAGAATTAAGATTCCGAGGCTGACTATGAAGCTCAAAGATGCTGGCAGATGTTGTAAGGTATTGCCTAAGTCGAGTGCAAGTTCCATTGAGAAGACCTAAGATAAATTCACCAGAATATTTATGAGGTACTAGACAAGCACAGAACCTATGTTATAATGTAGGCATGAATGAGGGAAACATTATGGACAAGACCGAATCGGAAGTTCGTCAAATTCTTATCGAAGCTATGAAGGCTCAGCTTGAGAACCCTACCAGGTCTTATTCCAACAGTGAATCATCCTTTGTTGCCTGCCGTCTGCGTAAATCGGGTTACCCCGGAGTCGCTGCACGTTATTGGGCTTGGACTTGCGGCCCCGAGAACCGTGAAGAATTCGGTGATGAGATTTATGAGCTTCAGATGAAGCTCAAGGAAATTGACAGGGAATTTGTTATGCCTGATTGGGGTACCTATGGAACTTGAGGAACAACATGGGTAGCCTGAGTCTGGCTACTGGGCGAACCGTGGTTATATGAATCGTTCAAGACTGGCAAAGACTGTATGAACATGAACAAGATAATCCAAACAGCGTATGACCAAGGATTCGACGCTGGTCGCCGTGAGACCAAGCTGCGGGTGGAACAATCCTTGAAGAATATTTACTGATCTTTGCTGATTTCTCTAGACGTGTTCTTTGGCTGATGCATATAATGAAGGCATACAGTGAACGAAACATCAAAAGGGGTTTGAAGTGAACAACGTTAAGAATTTTGCCATGGAACTGGAACAAGAAGTTCGTCAGTATATCGAAGCCGAGGGCACGGAGCTTGTTCGCCAAGCCTACAATGCACCTGAAGGTTTGACTCTGGACGAGCTGGTTGAATGTTGTGTGGGCGTAGAATATCAGAACGCTTTCAAGTAAGGAAACATGATGCGAGCAATTGTGACCGTGGGGGTTTCGGCCTCGGGTAAGTCGACTTGGGCGTCGGACTTTATCAAAGCTGAGGCCTCCAAGGGCGTTATTTGGCAGCGCATTGAACGAGATTGTATCCGCAGGGGTATCTTGATTGAAAAGGGTATCGCTGCGGAACTGGAATGGGACAAATGGAATTGGAAATGGGAAAAGGAAGTGAGTGAGCGCGCAGACAAAATACTGGAAGCCGCTGCTCAATCACGCGCCAACGTTATTATCTCTGACACCAACCTGAACAAAGAACGACGGAAGAGTCTGATTCAGAAGCTCAAGGAATTTGGCTACACCGTAGACGTTCGACCCTTTCCTATCTCGTTTGAGGAAGCTGTTAAACGTGACGCCAAGCGCAAGAACGGTGTGGGCGTTTCTGTTCTGGCATCTCAGTTTGAGCAATGGAACAAGCAATTCGTCACTCAGTATGAAGGCACTAAGGGTGCTCCCAAGGCCATCATCGTTGATATTGACGGCACGTTGGCACAAATGAATCGTGACCGTGGCCCGTTTGAATGGGACAAGGTTGAACAAGACAAGCTGGATGAAGAAGTGGCAGCAATCGTCAAAGCTCTGGAAAGCTCTGGAGAATGGAAGATTGTTGTTCTGTCGGGTCGCGATGGCGTCTGCCGTCCTCAAATCGAACGGTGGCTGGCACGGCACGAAATTCGGTACAGCGACTTCTTCATGCGTGCTGAAGGCGATATGCGTAAGGATTCGGTCATCAAATCAGAAATCTTCTGGTGTGATGTTGCTCCGAAATATGACGTTAAAATGGTCATTGATGGCCGTCCTCAGGTCACCCGTATGTGGCGCAGCATTGGTCTGAAAGTGCTTCAGGTGGGTAACCCTTACATTGAATTTTGAGTTGTTTTATAATTGGATTTTCAACGTAGACAAAAAGGAACACCTATATGAAAAACGAAGCCCTTCAAGCAATCAACCAAAGCCTAGAATCGCTGGCTAGTATGGTCAAATATCTTGATGCTCGCATGAATGCCCTTGAGGATCGTGTGGCCAAGCCAGTAGCTAAAGTTCGTAATGACGAAAAGAGTCCTCTGATTGTTCGGCATTCACGTTACTTTGATGGGTTCGGTGGGGTGGAAGCCAGGGGCGGCGTGACATACGTCTTTGAACTAAACTACAAGAACCGAACCGCCAAGGTGGGTATTGCGGTGTGTTCTCTGAAGGAAAATTTCAACAAGGCCACGGGTCGCAAACTTGCTGAGGATCGTCTGAAGACCGATCCTATCGTTTTTGGGTACAGCGCGCCTAGCTATGTTGGTCTTGTGGATGCCTTTTGGGACGCTGTGACTCTTGATTCTGCTAGTATGTCTAAGGACAACCGGCGCATCATCAAAAACATCAAAACAAACTACCTGATTTACTGATTTAATGCATACATATAACAAGGATGGAATAGGCCGTTTCTATTCTACTCCTAAAGGAGACTATCCCTCGGTTACTACTGTTCTTGGAGCTTATGGTGACGACACCGGGCTCCAAGAATGGCGCGATAAGATTGGTGCTGAAAATGCAGATCGAATCGTGAAAGAGTCAACGGACATTGGTTCTCATCTTCACTATCTTTTTGAATGTCTACTGCGAAAAGTTGACGCCAAAAAGTCGGAAACGCCCGAAGAGAAGAAAGCAGAACAAATGTTCAAGGTAGCCAAACCCAAGCTGCTAAAAATTGTTGACCAAGTTCTTTACATGGAAGAACCTGTATGGTCTGATACGTTCAGAATCGCTGGCAGGTTTGACATGCTATGCAGAACGAAAGAAGGCAAGATTGCGCTGGTAGATTACAAGAATACAAGGCGTAGCAAGTCTAAGGAAGAAATTTCCTCCTATAGACTACAACTTGCCTTCTATGTTAGAATGATTAAGGAAACGTTGGGGATAGACGTTGAAGAACAGAAGATCTTTATGGTAAATCGTGAAGGCTTCGTACAGGTATTTAACTTCTATGAACACGAAACACCTAGATCAGAGCTTGTTGCTATCAGGAAAAACTTTTGGGAAAAGTACGGTTACTAAACTGTTTCTCATTATGATTCTTCTATTGGGCTCTCTAATTCCTTCACATGCTTCAAACTACAAAGCGATTGACGCCATTGAAGCCCTGTCAAATGCAAACAAAGAAATGGTTTGTCTGGCTAAGGTCATTTATGATGAAGCACGAGGTGAAACGCCTCGTGGCATGCAAGCCGTTGCCCACGTTGTTTTGAATCGAGCAAAACATCAAGACTACCCTGGTACAATCTGCGGCGTTGCATATCAAAAGCATCGTGGCGTTTGTCAATTCAGCGGAATGTGCAAAAAGAAGACTAAGCAGTTTGATGCCGAGTCTTTGAATGTAGCATATAGAGTTTTGGTTTTGAAGGACGTAAAAGACCCAACCCGAGGCGCAACACACTTTCACAATGATACCACATCACCGCCATGGAGCAAAACATATGTCAGAACAGCAAGAATTGGAAAACACACTTTCTATAAACCAGGCTATCGACAAAATCCAAGTAGTCGAGGAGATTGAGAAGATGGCTCTTGAGAAGAAAATTGACTACATTTCCGCAGCCTTAGAACTCGCTCGAAAATTGGATTGGGACCCTGCTTGGATTGCTCCTTATATCACCGGATCTCTCAAAGAGAAAATCCGTGTAGAAGGTGAAGCACAGGGGCTGTTGAAAAGGACCAGTAGACCCCAGGTGTTGTTTGAATGACGGGACAAGAGCTTTATCAAATCTTTTTGGGAATGAAGCTCCATTTCACCCAGAAGTCCTATGACTATTTGACATATGGGCCTAAGCGGGTTGATGCGGCTTCAATGGGCAAATATTATGTCTTGTCTAGTGCCTTAGGACGAAAGTTTGCTACGAGAGAAGCTCTAGAGACTCGTCTGATTGCATTGTTCAAGAACAAGGTTTGCTGGCTGAACGAAATCTCGACGCCAGAAGCTGAAAAAGCTGAAGCCAAGCATCGCTCGGACCTTAACTGTTTTTCGTACAATTTTGAGAACCACTTGTCCTTGATTAAAGAGCAATATCCTGATATGATTAGTGTTGTTCGAGTGAACAACGCCTTCGAGGTTCCACCTATTGGGAGGATGCTACTGAACAAGGAAATCAATATCGAGACATACTGTGCACTTGATTATCTGTTGGACTTTTCAAGACACATCAACGATCTTGTCTGGAAGGCAGAGAAACTTAGGATTGAAAAATACAAGGCTTTCTTCACACCAGATAAGGCCAAGATAGCGAAAATTGCCAAGCCTTTCTTCGCATAGATATCTAGGTACATCATTGCAAACGTGGATAAAATATGTTACACTAAACATTCAGTTGCTTACATCATGCATTTCGTGGATCATTCAATTTTTAAGGAGTAAACATTTATGACAATCAATCGCTCAGCTCTTCGCCGCAGTACCGCTCAAACCCTTCTAAAGAAAATTCAAGAAGCATCAGTTAAGAAAGGCGAATCTCAAGGTTCAGACGACCGCTTTTGGCAACCCACTGTTGATAGCAACGGCAATGGTTTCGCCGTGATTCGTTTCCTTCCATCAAAGACAGAAGACACTCTTCCATTTGTCAAGACTTATAGCCATGGCTTCAAGGTCGGCTCTAAGTGGTTCATTGAAGAATGCCCTACTACAATCGGCGAGAAGTGCCCCGTTTGTGATGCAAACTCTGAACTCTGGAACAGCGGTTATGAGAACGACAAGAAAACGGTTCGTGAGCGCAAGCGTCGCCTACGTTTCGTGAGCAATATCATGGTTATCAAGGATCCCAAAAATCCTGAAAACGAGGGCAAGATCTTCCTGTTCGGTTATGGTCAGAAGATCTATGACAAGCTAGTGACCGCCATGAATCCCCCAGAAGAATACGGCGAGGATCCTCGTGACCCATTCGGCTTTTTCGATGGCTGTGTGGTCAAGCTGAAAATCAAGAACAAGGACGGCTATCGTAATTATGATGACACTACAGTTGAACCCGCATCAGACTTGTATGACGGTGACGAAGAAAAGCTGATGGAAGTCCTAGAGAAGATGTATGACCTCAGTGAATTCACCGATCCTAAGAAGTTCAAGTCCTATGAGCAGTTGAAGACTCGTTTTTCACAAGTGTTAGGTGAAGATGCTCCTGCAAAACAGGACAACGATGAAGACGACGCTCCTCGTAGCACAGGTCGTGAATACGGCGCTGCTGCAAGACATAAGGACGAGACTCCTCCGTGGGATGATGAAGAAAAGCCTAAGGCTAAGGTTGACTCCAAGCCAAAGGCAGCTGTTGAAGATGACGATGATTTGGCATTCTTCAAGTCGCTCGCTGAAGACGAATAATTAGCTGCCATATGGATAAAGATACCCTTGTTAACTTAAGTGTGCCTTCAATTGCAAAAAGGCCAGATGCTCAAAAGGCTCTGGCCTTTTTTACAGATTACCTACCAGAAGGTTCTTCGCTATCAGAGCGACATTACTGTTTGAAGAATTCACTTAAAGCTAGGCCAAAATGTGAGGTTTGTGGATCCGAGGTAAATTTCCAGCTAGGTAAATACAATCGTTTCTGCTCTAGGAAATGCAGCATTGCTTTTTACAAGAATGATGCTTCGATAAAGAAAAAGATTTCAGAATCAAATAAGAGATCAGCCGAGCAGGCTAAAGAAAAAAGAAAAGAAACCAATCTTAAAAGATACGGCGTCGAGTGTACTTTTACTACGATTAACAATGACCGAAAAGCTAAGGGTCTAGTTTCTCCGTCTGTCTCCAAGAATGCGGATGTTTCTTCATTGCTGAGCGAATCCGTTCTGAGGGAAATGCATCATGAGAAGAAGCTAAATTTGGTTGAGATTGCAAACGAACTGGGTGTTACCGAAAGGGCGATCTGGAATAGATTGAAGATGTTCTCAATAGAACAAATGTACTGGGGTGGTTCTTCTCTTGAGACTAGAATTTGCGACTTTCTAGAAGGCCTTGACGTGCAGTTCAAGAGGAATTACAAACCCGATTTTCTACAAGATAAAGAGATCGACATCTGGATTCCCGAATCTAAACTAGGAATAGAGATAAACGGCCTCTATTGGCATAGCGAACATAAAAGACCCAAAACATATTATCATGATAAAGCCAAGACATGTCTTAACAACGGTGTCAGATTGATTCAATTTTGGGAGCATGAAATCATAGAAAAGGAAAAATTGGTCTTTTCTATGATTAGGAATGCTGTTGGTAGGTCAGAAATAAAATTGAGTGCCAGAGACTGCATTGTTGTGGAGTCAACCAAAGCCGACAGAGAAACCATTAGAACATTCCTAGACGAAAACCATCTAAAGGGCTATCATCATTATTCAAGGGCGTTTCTTTTAAAGAACAAAGATGGCGAGATTCTTTCAACCATGACCTTTTCAAAGCCGAGATTTTCGAAGAGTTCTGGGCTAGAATTGATTAGGTTTTGTTCAAAAATGAACACCACAATTCGAGGCGGGCCAGTAAATTGTGGAAACATTGTACATCTGTTCTTGAGTCTGATATAATGACCTATGCGGATTTGAGGTACTCTACAGGAAGCATTTACCGAGATGTGTTTGGTATGAAATTTGAAGGCGTAACATCACCTGGATTCTTTTGGGCAAATAGTAAACTAGAAACCAGGAATCGACTAACACTGATCAATCAGATCGTAAGAAATGAAGGTGAAACCCAGGAGGCCGCTGCCAGGAGACTCGGGTGGTTTAAGGTTTTTGATTGCGGTAATCTGAAATTTTCCTCTAAGCGAGAAAGCTAGGCAACTAGCCCTTTTTGCTTTATAATGTAGGCTATTACTTCGGAGGGTAGACTCTTGATCTTAATTGACCTATCTCAGACCCTTTTCTCGGTTATTTTTCAGAACCAGAAGAATGGCGTCAACAAAGACTTGGCACGTTCCATGATCTTTATGACGTTGCTCTCATATCGCAAACAGTTCGGTTCGAAGTATGGTGCCCCTGTTCTAGCGATTGACTCCAAGACTGGATATTGGCGTCGAGAAATTTTCGAGCATTACAAGGCCCATCGTAAGAAGGCACGAGAGGCCTCAGACATTGATTGGGATGCATTCTTTGACATTGCAAACACGGTGACAGCCGAGATTCGTGAGTGTATTCCTTGGAAAACGATCTATGTGGACAAAGCAGAGGCAGACGACATCATTGCAGTTCTGGCAATGAAGTATGGCGACATGCCCACCTTGATTGTGTCATCGGACAAGGATTACAAACAACTGCACTACAAGAAAGGCGTAGCACAATATTCGCCCATTATGAAGAAATGGATTACGACCGATGATCCTAAGAAGGATTTGGTTGAACTGATTCTGACGGGTGACGCAGGCGACGGCATCCCTAACATTCGTTCTGACGCAGATTCGATTGTTAAGGGCAAACGTCAAAAGCCGATCTCTCAGAAGTTCAAGGATGAGTTCCATGCAAACCCGGCACGCATTTATCGTGACCACAAGGAACGATATGACCTGAATGAAAAGTTGATTGATTTCACCAAAATCCCTGAGCACATCCAACAAGCCATCCTTGCAGAGTTTGACAAGAAGCCAGTCGGCTCTATAAATAAACTATATCAGCTTTTCGTGGCACACAAAATGCCTCGTATGCTATCAGACATCGAACTCTTTAAGGTGAAGGAATCAGACTATGCCGTTTGTGCAGAAGGCAGTTTTTTCCAGTAATGGAATTTCCCAGGACCTAGTGGCATTGCTAGGTTCATACGGCGAAACACAAGTCAAAAAGGCTTTTGAGACGGCCAAGAATCCAGAGTATTTGATTGGCTTGATGAAGGAGGTCCTTTCATACAAGTTCATTGAACTGCCAGAAGGTAGTTATAAAAACAGCACTACCAAGGTGCCTTATCAGTCTATGGAAAGGGCATTGAAGCAGTTGAAATATTTTACTGTGGATTCGCCTTATTACGCCGATGAGCAAACAAAGTGGCGAAAGCTCTCGATCCTTTTGGAAAGCGTCACCTTTGTAGAAGCAGAGGCTATAATGAAATTGATCACCGGTGCATATGATGTTGCATCTGTCAAAGCCTTTCTCTACCCTCCCAAGAAGAAGAAAGAAGTTATCAGGACGACAGAGGAAACAGAACCACTAAGTCAGACGTTTGTTGTCGATTCCGAGTAAGAACAAAAAGCCCCTTTCGGGGCTTTTTCTACGTCCCTTTCTTAATCATGCAACGCTATTACGGTTCCGGTGATTGTCTTGCCTACGTCAGCTGGATGGAATCTTAATGTTCCGTGCTGATGCAAATAAACCTCACCTTGTAGTGGCAATGCTTCCGCTTGATAGTTAGAGCGGTTCTTCGTTGTCGGGACTCCGTTCAATTGAATCTTGAAGTCTGATCCCCAATATGAATCCACCGCCAAGAACTTAGGATGGAATGAACCATTTGCAAAAGCCACTGACCCTACCCTGGAGATATAATCAGATCCGTTTTGGACAATTTCAACTGAAGGTGAAATCAATGGTCTATTGATTTTATCGGATGAAGGTCTTTCTTGCCACATTGCAATATAGTGAATACCTGCATGGTCGGTGTAACTAAACTGATTATTAGACCAAAAAATACCGTTAGTCGTACTAGTATCAATGAAAATATTAGTTCCAACCTTACGGAACCGAACAGCATTTATGTTCGATCCTAGGTTTCCGTTCGACCAAACATCCATCCATCTCTGGAATAATAGAGTGTCATTTGCACCAGCCAAGAATCTATAGCCGATGTCTGTCAGGTTGTTGATGACAGGTGCGCTAGTGATACCGAATACCAATGATGGGCGCCCATAGTCTCTCATTCTAAACCATGATGGAATGTCGCGGAATACCACAACCCAATCACCAACCAATTCTTTCCTGGCGACGATTCCGCCTTGCAAGTAGTTACCCGGGAACTTCAAACGAGCACCCGAATAGTCGTTACCACTATTCTGGAATGGCTTATTGGGTAAAGGACTGATGTTGCCGTTGTAACGGTCGATACCTTTTGTGATTCTTAGGTTGCTCATATAGCCACGGAAACCGCGCCAGTTGCCACCGAAGTTCTCACTATCCTGTAACCACATGTTCTCAAGGGAACCGGAAGGTGTATATGTGCCAGGTGTTGTGCCTGAATTCAACATAGCACCCCAAACGTAGCATGCTTCTTCAGTTCCGTTACCAGCCCAGCTTGTTGTTGGGTTTGTCGAACCTGTTGGACCCCAAGCAAAATATCTTGACACGTTGTTGGAGTTCTCTGTTGCGGTCACCCACAAGCGAACCCAACCGTTGGTCAAAACTTCTCGTCCCACAGTATGACCTGACCCAACAGTCACAAAGGTGTCGGTGTCAAAATCATACACTGAACGAGTGTCAGTATTGTTGATGCCGGTTCTCAACATGAAGTAACGACGAGTGCCCTTCTTAGCAAAGATGCTTGAAGTGTATGTGCCTTGTTGCAATGTCTTATACTGATAGAAGTTGTGAACATCAATATTTGTGGTGTTAGGGATGAAAGCCTCCGCACTCATAACACCTGATGGGTTCGGATACTTAGTAACAGGTATAGAACCGTTTTGGAGTGTCCAGGTTGTGGTTCGTGCAAAGCGCTTACCAATATGCAATGGTCTGGTTGAAGGAAAGCCTGTTGAATCTGTCCATGTAGCAACAGATGTGCCGTTCAATGTCATTTCCCAATTGTTGTTCGCCTTGCGAACAAGAGTAACAAAGTTCCAAGAATCAGGAATAACCGATGGGCCCGTCTGACCGAAAGTGGTGCTTCCATTCCACCATGCCAATTGGCCCTGAGTGTTTAGTGACAATGCGCCTATTTCATTTGCCGCACCTCGGAAGTCAACTAGAATCTGTTCCGTTACATTGTAGTTTGTAGGATAAATCCACAATTCCAAGGTGAAGTTTCCAGATCCCATTGAATAACGGGTTTGTGAGGCATAGAAAATACCGCTTTCACCATCAAAGTAAGTAGTTGGTTTAGATTCACCTGTGCCAGACCAGACAATAGGAACGTCTGAAGATGGCGCTAGTTCACCTTCAATAGCGGTCGGTGGTTGATTCCACTTCTCATCCTTCATACCATAATCGCCCGCTTTCTCGAAGTAGTTTAGATACACCACATAGGGGTAGTAGACGTCACCATCTAACACTATAGGCTGTCCGTCATAAGTTGTATCTGGTAGAGCATCGATGTTCCAGTCCACATTAATGTCTGGGCTGTTCAAAATACCAATTTGATGTGAGCGGTCATACAGCTGAACCGTAGGCGGCGTGAATGTTGTAACCACCTCTTTTGGTTTGTAGTAAACAGTATCCCTAATCCACATCTTTGAGGAGTTATCTTTGTAATATCCGTCAAAGCAAGTGAATGTATATTGGTCAGTAGCCACAAAAGATGTGGTAGATGCCGGACCGTTCTCAAACCGTAGACTTATTCCTTTGATGAAGGGTTCGGTTGTAGTATGACCTGTCTTAGAACCAGGATGATTCTTAACCCAATTTCCACCATCCCAACCCCATAAGGTGGAGTTGAAGGTTTTCCACTGCTTTGAGCTGCCTATGAATTCATGAACACACCAGTACAAATAGTAGTGGTTGTAAAAAAGATCTGTTGCTAAAAATCCCAATACTCTGTTCTTACCGATGAAGCAGCAGTTAGTTGCATAAATGTCGCTGTTTGTTGATCTGTCGGCGTTTTCTACCCAATCTAACATTGCTGTTCTTGATTCATTATGGGCAATGTCAATTACAGCTGGCCCGGTTGATTTAATACCGGGAATATAAGCGAACTCTCTATATTCACCAAAATCTGAATCCCATTCATATGCATATTCAATATGACGATACCAGATGCGGTTATAGCCTGAATTTGAGCCAGGTTTCAAGCGCATGTTCACTCGAGTAGCACCTGCATTGTGTTGGAAAGGAATATACAATACGGTATCAACGTTTATTGCATATTGGGTTGTTCCTGAAATGCCCGGAGACCGGCTGGTGTATGTGTAGTATGAACCAGAACCCGAACTCCAATCATTCAAGAACATCCACTTATTTTCCAACCGAGAAACAATCATGCTCTGGTGACGGTTAGAATTGCGAACAAACGCCAACTGATTTCTGAGTGTGGAGTTTGTAATACCTGTCACGTTTGCTGAAATTTGGTCATACCAACAACCTGCAGTTGTGGAACCATCATTCACATCTGTGCGCTGTAATAGAAGAATCTGGGCATCGCCGTTACGAACATCTCGGTGTGGATTTACTATCAACCTTGAACAAAATCTCCATTTGGAGTTAGTCCCTCCTTCATCAAAATTAGAGAACGAAGGATAGTTGATGATGACGTTAACCCATGTCTGGCCGCCATCAGTTGTGTAGTGAAGACCTAGGCCCCAGAAGATAGCATAAACGTTTCCGAAATTATCAACGTCTAAAGCATATACCTTAGATTGGCAACCGGGTGGCGCGCCTATATGAACCAGAGTTGTTTCTGTTTCTGTGATTGTCAGTTTCCACAAACCTGTAGATGCACATGCAACCCAGATGTTGCCGTAAGTGTCAACCTTAACGTCTTGGATGTTTGTCACAGCCAGGGACGGTGTGGTTGTGGCATCCCAAGACTCAATCTTGCCATAGTAAATGTCATATATCGTAATGCCTGTTTTATCGTAAGTGATAAAGGCCCTGTCCTCAATCCATTTTCTAACACCCGCATAATATTGGACATGCACATGGTCTGGTCTAGAATACATTATATTCTTAAGGATGTTGTCATATGTGTACTGGGCGCCATTTGTCCAGTATTGTGAGGAGTCACGATAGGCATAAGGCAGCAGGTTCAAAATCGCGTCAGGTGATCTATGATACTCTCGGACGTTGTATTTCATATCCGAGGCTAATTCTCCTGTCTGCGTGATATAAGCAACAAATTTTGAAGGGAAAGGTTGTTTGATTTCCGCGCCGTTCCATTGGCCTGATGCATACATGCGACCAGAACCCAAGGGAAAGAAGGCGGGGTCAAAGTAGTTAGAGTTCGAACTCGAAGCAGTGCCGAATACGTTACCTATGCCCGTGAAACCTTCAGGACCGCCAATCTCGGGTGTGAATTTGTCAGGGTGTAGGAGAGACACCATGTAACTAATTCGAGTACGACCCGCGCGAATAACGGTGTTCAAGAAAGTATCTTGAATTTGATTATATTGGTTAGGGATATTATCCGGATAGTTGTAAATCTTACGAGCAGAGTACAAAGAAAGATTCAATCCATTTGGATGAACTGTTTCCTTAGAACCCAGTGAAACATATCCGCCGCTTAGAAAATTGACGTATCCGTTTGCACCCAAATCCTGTTCAATTCGGAATGGATACAATTGAATGTTGTCGTTTTGATAGAAGCGCTTTGGATTTCTATCTACGTCCAAAAGAAACTGTTCTTTAACCCAATCGTTGTTTGTTGTATCTGTCTCATCTTCAACAAGAATCAAACGATAGTAAACGTTCAAATATTCAGTGGGTGATTGATAGCAAGGTGGCGACAAATTAATTGCTGTTTTTGCATGGCTAGAATATATCCAACTTGTATAACCAACATAAGGTAGTTGATTGTCACCTATGTTGTAACTAATTAGACAAATACAACTAATTGCTGCCGTTGAAGCAGGTGGTGGGAATAGGGAATAATATTCCCAATATGCGGGAGATTCGGTTGTTTTTGGAAAGTATTTTTTTAGAGCTGTGCCAGTGGGCGCGTAACCTGTATAAAAGGCACTATTCTCTAGATTTCCGTAATACGGACTATACCTATTTACCATAGGATAGGTTTCGCTTCCTCTATAGAGGATGGCAAGTCGTTGAATAACAGTCTCGCCTTGAAATAGGTCAATATATTTGTCGAGAAAGATGAAATTGTCTCTTTCTTCAACTCGCTTTTCGCCGGTATTAACATCAACGAATTCAAAAATTGCTTTACCTTTGACTTGCATTTAGCCCCCAATTTGTCCTGTTGATAGGTCCACGTATTCCTGTATGAAGTATATATTAGGGTTGCCGCCACCGTGGGTTATAGAAGCAACATCTTCTGGAGTTAAGAATATTCTTGTAATTTCTTCATATTTTTGAGAGTACCATATGTTTTTGTTTGCATTCTGACTTATGCCGTAAACATCACTATCCGGAATACAATACACCGGAAATGATTCTGTTGTTTCTAATAATGAATAAACGTTAGATGACGCTTTAGGCCCATCCAACATTGCATGATCTGCAATGTTCAAATAAGGCATCCTGTTATCAAAATGCGCTTGGAAAGGAATTATGTAATTTTCCTTTTCCAACATGGCTCTTGGACGATTGCCGATTCCACTAGAATCTGCGTTCTTATACTCAACTTCAATGAAGAATTCATTTTCCTTTTTGCTAATGCAATGGATAGGAATTCTATATACTTCTGAATACTTGAATGGGTTTAGTAATAAATGAGGTTCTTGATTTCCACCAGGATAATCAACAATCCGCATTTTATCCAATGAGATATGGCCGCTTGGTGATTTAATCCAGACGCTAATTTTCACAATGTCTTTCAGGTCGTGGTCGAACGTGAAAGTCATATCAACCGTACCACGTCTCAATTCCTCATCTGTTAAGTTGAAATCTGTAGTTGTCAAGAATACAGCATAACAAGGATCCTCAGGCACACTAGGTATGACCCATGACCTGTTATTAGACATTTCATATACTTGTCTAATGATGCTAGCTTTAGGATATCCGAAAATTACCCTGCCTCGCAAATGACTGATTGAATCAGTGAATTGCATGTTCTGGCCCAATTCAAACACTGTAGTGATAATAACACCACTTTGGCTTGAAATGGTCATGTTGCCGATATTGTTCACTGCAGCCATGACAATAGGTATCATTTCTGCATAACCCTGTGATGTTATCGGACTTCTAATACGAGCATTTGACCTTCCCCAGTTACCACGGTCGATAACTGAAGAGCTTTCCATTGTAAAAACGTTGTCACCTGCTACACTAATGATAGTAGCGATTTTACCTACAAGAGTCAGCCCACCCGATAGCGTTGCAGAACCAGAAACTAACCAAGGTGAAGGCCAGTGAATTATCTCAGATAGAGACTCAAACCCACCTAATTTCCAACCACTACTGACTAATACTGTTTCATTGGCCCGATCATCACAAACCAAATGGAAATACACTTGCCCGCCTGGAGGCGAAACATATCCTGTCGCGGGATTATCTAGGCGGAAATCGATGTTTGGGCTTGTCGGTATTAGATAACGACAAACGTAATTATACCAAGAGAAATCTGCAGACGTAGAATCAGGGTAGGTGTATTCATCGAAACCTACCCAGCTAAAATCTACTTGATTGTTTGGCGGATATTGATAACTCATTTAACCCAGATACCTGATTATAGGTATTTATTCTGGGTCATTCATCCTCCTGGCATAGTCCACTGCAATGTAGTGAAGCGAATAGGACCGTTGATAACAATGTTCACTGTGTTCATTTGCAAATCACCGCCGCCACCAACTTGGGTAATAGATGCGTCAGCAACTGCATTCCCTGTTGAATCATAGATTCGTGCCCAAACAGCAGTGCCTGTTGCATTTGCAAACGAATCTTCGGCAATTGGTCCAAATGTCAAAACACCGTTTGATGCTGTACCGCAAGGATAAGACAATGTGTGTTCTGAAAGAACGTTTTGTGAAGTGATAGGACTATCGGGGCCTGTAGGTTGAATTCCGTCATAAATCTTCAAAACCCCCGCAGCGCCGCCTGCATCAATTTTGTTGATTAGTGTTTGTGCTAGTTCTGTTCTAGCTGCCAATGAAAGTTTGACTGCCATTTTTAGTAATTCCTTACAATGTTGACTCTTAGTTGTTTGTTCCAGATGTTTTGGTAGCTCAAAAGAATCGGACTACACTCGTGCACTTTGATGTTCAAATGGTTCTGATGAACACCTACGACCATACCAGCATTGGGTGCGTTTGTGATTCTATCAAACGGAGTACCATAGATGTGAATATCATAATATTTCTCGTATCTGGTTCCTTTTGAAATCCAAAATCTAAATACACGGTCAATCTTCATATTACCCAGATCAATTACAACGTCTTTTTGATTCTTGGGAGTAAGCCAAGTTACCGTTGATTGATCTCCAGAAATTTGTTCCCACAAGTATGTATGTCCTGTGGCGATACCTCTTAGAACAGGTGTGAGTTCAACCGTTGTTAGACACAATGAAATTATTTCGTCTGGAACAACTGCTTTCAAGTCCCAAAGTAGAATCTCAAAGTCCCATTCAAAGGTTCTATCTAATTTGTCTGGGCCTTTATATACGGTTAGGGATCCACCCACTTCGCCAGGTTTTCTATAACCAGTAAAAACGTCACCACCAGATTCAGTAACGTTGGAATTTCGGGGTATAGCAATAAATTTTCCATTTTGTGTCCTGTAGAAGAATTTTCTCTCGTCAGGCGTTTTCACACGTTCAGAAGGCAAGTAATAATCCATTACGTTGCCGTTCTTCAATGCAGCCAGAGATTTATTTAATTTGACAGAGCCCAAATCACCAAATAGGTTTGAAGGTGTATATTCACCTAATCTGGTTGTTTTATTGTGAACCCTTGTTGTAGGCACGGGAAGTGCAGGTGTTTCAACTTGAAACTTCTGAAAATCTTCCTCATAATTTGAATACTGATCATCATAAACCCATTTGCCATCAGGCGTTTTATCAGCCTTGCGTATTGTGCCGTCTTCAGTATAGATCGTACCGTCTTCAAACAAGACATAACCCTGAAATGGGGCTTTGGTTTGTTTGATTCTCAATTTCAAAGGGCCAAAATAATCATCAGGTGTGGTGTATTGAATATAGCCTTGATTAAAAGTCCAAGTTCCCTTTGAAAACGTTATTTCATAGGTGTCTCTAGGATTGTAATTAGCAATCTGAAAGATGTAGGAGGATTGAATCCTCAATACTTCGGGATGAATAAGAATGAGGTCATCGGGTTGAACGATTTTAGTCCGATCAACCCAAAGATCCCTATCGAGCTTAATTGGCTTGTAGATCATCCGTTTGCAAATACGTTAGGAGAGCCTGTTGCAACAAAACTGCCGCAAGCAACGGGGTCTCCGATTCTTCCGACCTGAAGGTTGTTTGCAAAAACATTAGGAGAACCTGATGCAAGAACAGAGCCGTGACAGGAAACGCAACAATGGACAGCCCAAGCATCGCTTTGCCTATGGACGGGAATCATGTTTGCAAACACATTAGGAGAGGCCGTAACAGATGGTCTAGGGGCGAAACAGCCATGTCCGGTACAAAGATCACCTAACCGAGTTACTGCCGGCATGGCGAAACCTCCTTTGAAGACGACATATTTACGCTCCTCGAAAAATCTCGTTTAAGACCTAATTCCATTCCACCTTAGGTGTAAACCAAACCCATTGATTGATCTCTGAAACCCGAAAAGTAGGTCCTCAGATCGGGTGTTGATTTCTTCTGACCTCTATTGCCGTTAGGGTTGTATGAAATATGTATCACCGGATTTCTTCCATGATATTCGAGAATCATTTGGTCGAATGCTGGAAGGATCTTAGAGATTTCTTGAATACGGTGAACATATTGTTCTTTAGGCAATCCTGGGAATTGAATATCAACTGCCTGACCCTTAGGATGTTGAGAATTGCCGTTCGACCCCATATTTCGTAATCCTGATGTAATAATGAATTCGTTTCCGTAGCGTGATCTAATTGGCTCTAGAACGTTTTTAGCCAAAGCGCTTAGGTTATCGAAAATCTCACATTTCGTTAGACCACCTTGCTCCTTCAATGAAACCTTAGAAAACACTGGGCTTGTGGTCAAATCTGCCAATTTGTAATTGGTGCTGATTTGATCGCTTCCTTTTGGATCATCGCCCGGGCACTTTGTTTCTTTCTTATCAGGCTCTGCCTTCTCTAGCTTCTCTATTTCAGGATCGGGTTCTGTCTGTGTTGATTTCATTGTGCCATCGGGTTGTCTGGCTGGGGGCGACGCCTGTGATGCCGGTGGAATAGCACCGCTAGCTTGGGCTGCTTGAATTGCCTCTGCCTCGGATTCAACACTTTGAACAGGAACTTCCTCATCATCGTCATAAACTTCAACTGTAATTTTACCAACAGCATAATCTCCTGCGGAAATATTTTGAGGGAACCAAGAACAGTTCATCAGAATGTTACTTGCGCCTTCGTGCAAGTTACCACTTGAACCAACGTGCATATCGCCATTGGAAATGATGAACGCTTGACCTTCTGCACCGATGTGAAGGTTTGAACCTGTTTTGATTGTCATATCGCCATCTGATTCCATGTTTAGGACGCCTTTGGAATAGATGTTTGTGTCGCCCATCACCGTGATATTGCAGGTGCCACCCACGTAGATGTTTCTGTCAGCAACAGTGACTTCAAATTGATCCTTGACACTCTTATAAACAACCGTGCCGTCAGGATGGAATTCAACAAACGAACCCGCTCTATGATAAATGTGGATACGTTCAGCATCGGGCGTGTCGTCGTATTCAACAGTGTGGCCCGACTCTGATTGATAAACGTGGTTCAAAGGATATTTTGCAGCGTAAGGTGATTTTGGTTCGTCCCATGAACCACCACCCGCTGTACCTACGCCTTTGATTAGAGTTTGTTCTTTTGCCTTAACAATCGTCTGATCGATTTTCTCGTTTCGTGCAAGTCTAGAAACGTCTTGTTCATTTATCCATTTCTTACGAGGATAGACTTCAAATGGGTCTTGGAATCCTGGCTTGTCGTTTTTCTCTATTGTCCGAGGTTCGGTTACACCGGATGCGGGAATCGGTTTTGGTTGGCCTGAAGTTGTGGATTCCCCCACTGGTTTTCCTAGGTTTGATTGTTGGGCTTGTTGTTTCTTCTTGATTGCCTCAACGTCTTCCTTAGCTATCGGCCCGTCATCGCCGGCAAATTCAACTAGACGAGCCTTTTCACGTTCAGCTCTTTTCTTCACACCTTCCCTGATATTTGGAGAGCTGCTCCTGAAGTCCTTATCTATGTTCTTGATCTTGTCATCTTGGACTGCCGCAACAATCTCAGCATCTGTCATTGATGATATGTCTTTGCCAGCTAATGCTCGTTTGATAACACGGCCACTACCATATTGGGTGGATGTAGAGAAAACCATTTCCTGAACAGCAGGGCCTCGGTTTGTCAAGTCGATGCCGTCTTTTCTCAAGATGTTCAGTGTTGGTGTATAGTTATTGTCTACAATAAACTGGCGTTGGGCGTCCTCGAACCCTTTGGGATCTCTAGCTGCAACCTCTTTCCATTTAGCATCGAAAGCGGGTGTGCCGGGAACTAATCCAGCAAAGTCTTGTTTGTACTTGGACCCGTCTATGAAACGCTTTACTGGAGAATTGTTTGCTCTACTGCTCTTTGGGCCATCTGCTCCCATGTATGATGCAAGCTGATACTTGCCGTATGATGCTCCACCTAGGTCGCCTGACGCTTTGCCTTTGTAATCGTTGATTGCATCAATTCGACCGTTAGATTCGAATTGGCTTGTTAGCTGACCAACCTTGTAATCAGCTTTCTTTTCCTTGGATGGTAAAGCAACTCCATCTACCTGATTAAGGACGTTGCCTGTTCTAGTTTTTACGGGATTGCCTGAACCGTCCAAGACAACGTTGCCCGAACCGTCTTTCAGAATTCCGCCCGAAGAATCGGTTTCGTCAGATTCTATCGATGTGAGGTCTTTGAGACCTTCATATCTTGTTCCGGCAGTTCCTGGGTATTGATCTGAGAATTTCTGTCCTTTTTCTTCTGGTATGCCAGCCAGAGTTCCCAACATGATTGGTTCTTGAAATGAACCTTCATCACGAAAAATACAAACAACCCAAGTTCCTTCAACCGGACCTGTAGGTGAGAACCCAATACCTGAAACCCCTGCAGACGTAATAGGCTGCAAAGGGAACGCCCATGGTAAATCTTTAGTAGGAAGCAAAACGGTATCCTCTGTATGAATACCCATTATCCGAACCTTGCAGCGACCCAATTTCAAAGGGTCGGCTCGTGATTCTACAACACCATAATAGAATTTGTTTCCACTAATCATTAGCTTTTCCTCGAGTCTTTAACCGCTTCAACAGACATGTGAAAGTCTTGTGCTTTAAAAATGTAACGAATAGCCGTAACTAAATATTTTCCTGATAACAATTTATCTTCGGAGTTATCTTTGTTCTCCGTAGTAATCATTTTTGTCTGTAGGAACTTCATATCTATGACATCACCGACCTTCATCTTTCTATGACCGAAGGCCAAGAAACGAATCTTCAGATTTGAAAATTGTCTCATTGCAGACAGCTTGGTTTGGATTGAATCGTAGTAATATGTTTGTGTGGCTGAATGAACGTTTCTAGTTTCTGGTTTGATGATAACTTCAGAGCCAAAAACATCTCGTCTTGATTTCAATGAGACACCAAAGCCGTTCTGATCTGCAACACCAATCAATGCATCATTCAATTTACCTTTATTGTCACTTTCAATCTCAAATCGCTTCTTGACATATTTCTTTCTGATCAAATCGTTTGTCCAAAGGGTTGTGTAGTTTTCCGTTACGCCCTTAATGGTGTCGCCCATGTTGACAATTTCATATTCTCGAATATTGGATGGGTCTTTCGCAGCAAAGCTTTTGCCTGCGGGTTCATATCGGTATTCAAAAACTGGACTTGCTGTAATCAATTTCTCTACACTTTTGAAATTGTAACCTTTCATCGTCTCGTAGAAAAGAAAATAACTTCCACCAGACTCTGCCGATATACTTCTACCAGCATACCAGTTAATACCCTCGAACGGAGTCCAACTAGGCATTACGAATTTAAATGAACCGCTTGTAGATTCAACTTCAAAAGGTTTTTCGCTTCCAATGTATTGGCTAAACAATTGCTTAACTGCTTCTGAATTGGTGCCTTCAATTGCGCTATACACCCTGGTGTGTTCATTCAGAACACTTTCAAACGAAATGAAATGTAGTTTGTAAACTTCAGATGTTGGGTTATTTTTCAAACGACTTGAAACAGAGTAAACATAAAACTCTTTGATTTCAACCTCATCGCTTCCAGGTTCGGCAAAAATTTCAATTGTCAATTTCTCGTTGCCTGTTAGGTTCATCAAATCGGATGCACCAACATTATCTACCATTAACAATTCGCCAGATAGGCTATTTGAAAACAAATCCTCGAAAATGCTAATTTCAGAAACAAAAGACGTGATGTTGAATTCTTTCCCGTCTTTGTTTTTCAGCTTAACTGATCTATATGTGCCTAGAAACGGAATTGTTAATTCAGACATTAGTGCCTCTCAATTTTTTCTCAACGTCAATTAAAAATGAAGGCATATATTCTTTTCTAATTGCTCTGATGATTCTCTTTGAATCGTTCACCGATTCCTCATGTTCGGCATTAGAAACAGGATAATATGTTGTGGGATCAATTATATCAAATTCAGGATCCGAATCTACTGTTCCGAAAGGGCGTTTATTGATCATTATCTGGTTCGCCCTCAAATCTGCCACTTGACCGTTTCTAACATAATGATGGGTGGCGCCTGGATTATCATATTTCTTCTTGATGAATACATCAATGCTTCTTGTGTCCATTAACCATTCATTAGGATCAACAATATCATTAACCAAATATAAAGTCCAGAATAAATCAGAACGACCATACAATTTATGGGCAATAACGTCTGCTCTTTCTGCAGAGTTTAATGTCAAGGTCGTTAGAAACGTAGGGCTATCTCGTAGAGATTCTAATATTCTTAGCTTTATGAAAATATCTCTAAAGAAGAAATAATCATCGTCACCTTCAAACAAATAACTTTGTAATGGGAGCTTTCTAAACAATTTCATCTAGCAACTCCTTCAAGGTTATTGTTATTTTTGAAACGATCTCTGTGTAGGAATTCCATTTCAGTAAATTGCATTGTGACTTCCCAAGCAACGGGCGCTCCGTTATAATTGGTCGCAACCCACTGGCCAGCGCCTGTGTAGTTGATAATCATATTGGTCAAGGCGCAAGTGGATGTTCGGTATAGCCATTTATTTTCTTGAGCACCATGCATGAATGTTATATCGAACATCGCGGGGAACAAATAGAAGTTACCGCTTGTACTTTGGTCAAGCTCTGGATACATATATAGCTTCATTTTTTCCAAAAGGAAATGTAGCTTGATTGCCTCGGCTGCTGATTTAGGAATGAATTTCCATTGGAAGTTGAATGAACGATTATTGACACCATCAAACAAGAATTCGTTTCTAGGGTTAGGTGCTCTTTTTGTCAATAGCTTAAGGTTTGTTTTTGCGCCTTCCAAATCTATCTGCTCTAACAATCCAGCAATACCTGAAGCCGCACCCAATGACATTGCCTTTGCTGCCTTTGTAGCAGATTCAGAAACTGTTCCGGGGTTATTCAAAAATTCATCACCCATAGCAACCATAGCTGAAACCAAACCGCCTTCTGCTTTTGACCACATTGTTGAGTGATCGGTTACAATTGAATCGGGCATAGGCAATGCGATGATTTCGCTTAGCTTTTTCAAAACAGGAGAACCTGCAACGCTTGTGTTTCTCAATTGACCTTCAGGACCCATATTTTGAGCCATTCGAGGACCTTCACCTTCAACGAATGTGACTTCTTTGTCAGAGTCTCCTCTGACGCCCGAAAGCCCTTTACCGGTGTCAAGCATATAGACTTCAAATTTCACATAATAAGAATTAGCAGCAGAACCCAAATCATCAGGGAACCAAGCAGCCCCCTCCCAAGTGAAATTACTTTCGGTGCTTCCAGAATTGGGGTCTTCTGGAATTTGCGAAAAAATTTGCTCTGCGGGCTCTTGTGCAAGTTGACTTAATTCGCCAGTATTGACGTTCAACGCCTCCCTAATATTGAAATCTCTGCCACCATCTATGATGCTTTGTGGATTGATAGTCGCCATTCTGGTGTTCTCTTTAGTATAAATATATTGATGAAGTATTTATTGAGAATCCATGGCGAGAGAACCCCAACAAGGTAGATACGTATTAAGGAACCCCCAGAAATATGAAGGTGACCCCACAAACGTCATTTTTCGTTCATCCTGGGAAAAGAGATTCATGATTTTCCTAGACAATCATGACTCCATTATATCATGGAGTTCTGAAGAAGTGGTGGTGCCTTACTTTTGGGAACTAGATGGGAAGATGCATCGTTACTATCCTGATTTCATAGTGACGATGAAAACCAAACAAGGTGTTGTGAAAATGATGATTGAGATCAAACCTTATTCCCAGACAATAGCACCTACAAAAAAAGGTCGAAAGAAAGAGAAAACCTTCTTGACGGAAGTCGAGACGTACACTAAGAACGTTGCAAAGTGGAAAGCTGCTGAACTGTATTGCAAGGAGAGGAATTGGTTGTTCCGAATCATTACGGAGAAGGAATTGTTCAAGGACAAGGTATGGTAATATATCATCCCACCCCATCCCCCATTGATAATCTGCTATAGTTCAAAGAAATCCGTTAAGAATCAACAAGTTAAACGAGATCGGAAATGATTGACGATTTTAAGGCTACGCTAGGCAAGCGAGGATTTGCAAAGCCAACAATGTTCAGGGTAGAGTTCACTAACATCCCTGATGTAATGAACAACACTCGAGGCACCAACGAGATTGTGAGAGACCTACACTTTTTTGCAGAGACCGCTGAATTCCCTGGCACCCAAATCCTGACACACGAGCTGCGCTACTATGACATGCCAGCTAAATTTGCATACGGCAAAGCGCATGATGAATTGAACATCACCTTCAGACTAGATCGTGACTTCCAGGTGAAGAAATTGTTTGACGTCTGGGTAAATTCAATATATGATAGAGAAACAGGTAACATGAACTACAAGGTTGACTATTCTGGTAGCTTACAGATTTATCAGATTATGGAGAACGGTGTTTCAAGCTATGCTATTGAGTTAGAAGACGTATTTCCTACACAAATCGGTCAGATTTCATTGGGTTGGGATCAAAGTGGATCCTATTCTCGTTTGCCCGTAACATTCACTTTCAAAAGAATGAGAACTGTTGCAAACAAGACAATCTTCAGAAGACCAACCTTCGGTTCAGTTGCAGGAGGTTCAGGCGTGGGTTCAATTTCAAGCGGTTTGCTGAATGCTGAAAGAACAATTAATGAACCATTGAGCAACATGAAATCTGAATTGGCCTCTATGCTTGATGATGGCTTGGGAGCATTTAGACAAATCTCAGTTATGGATAAAACACAACTGGGAGGATTGTTCGGCGGTTTCGATTTTGTTTAAGATATAGATATATGAAGAACATTAGCTAAGAGGATTGCTATGGCGCTACCAAAAATTGAAAGTCCTACATTCACTACAAAACTTCCGACAGGCGAAGATTTGAAGTTTCGACCATTCACTGTTAAGGAACAGAAGAATCTCCTGATTATTGCAGAGGGTGGTTCAGAGAAAGATATTGTTGAAGGTATTGTTGAATTGGTGACAAATTGCACATTCGGTAAAATTGATTGGCTAAAACAACCTACGGTCAATTTGGAATATGCATTCTTGCATATTCGTTCCAAGTCTGTGGGTGAGGTTGTTGAAATGACATATCAGTGTAAAGCCGCACATGATGGGAAAACGTGTAATCAGAAGAACTTCATCGAGGTTGATGTTAGAACCGCGACCCATGAACCTTTCCCTGAAAGCACAATCAAGATTACAGATTCAATCTCTATCACGTTTGACCATGTTACAGTCAAAGATGTACTGGATATGATGAACGGTCTAACAAGCGAACAGTTGTTGTATGCGAAGACCAAAATGGTTATCCACGGTGATGAGGTAATTACAGAATTCAACAAAGACGAATTCAAAGAGTTTGTCGATTCATTTCCACCTGATGCTTCAGAACGAGTTGATGCATTTTTCCGAAATCAACCCACATTGGTTCTGAAGCCTAAGACTAAATGCACCAAATGCGGCGAAGAATCATTTATTGAATTGAAAGGCGTTCTAAATTTTTTCGGATAATTCTCGGTCATGAGCCATTGAGTGTAATGTATAAGCTCAATTTCCAATTGATGCAGTTACACAAATACTCATTGACCGAGATTGAAAGTATGATTCCTTTTGAACGAGAAATTTACTTGGCTATGTTGGCGAAACACATTAGAGAAGAGAACGAACGGATTAAAAATGCCAAACGAAGAAAGTAAGCTAAGAAAAGCAATTGAAGAACTAACAAAGCTACCTCAAAAGCTAAAGGAAGGCGTTAAAAATTTCGCCGAGGATTCGGTTGAAAATGTTAAGAGTGTGTTCACTCGTAAAAATGTAGTTAACGCAATCATGCCCAAATTCTTCGGTCGCGGAGTCAATAAGATTTTGGATATAATAAGTGATAGAACAAAAAAAGTCGAACCCAACCGATCAACCATCAGCACTGATAAACCCGCATTTGAAACTGATGATGAAACGGACATCGATCTAGTTGAAGAACTGCTAGATACAATAGACGAAGGCTTCACTGAAACGAATGAAAACCTAACAAAGATCTTAAAAAAGCTAGGTGGTGAAGGTTCATCATCTAACAATTCAACAACACCTCTGCTTCTAGGGTATTCAAATAAAACAGAAGGGTCTATCGCTGAAATCATAGACGTCCCCGAAAAGAGCCAAGAGACTCTTGTAGAGCTTTTGGACATCAATGGTCAAATTGTTAAGGTAATGCAGGCTGTTGAAAAGAACACCCGCGTCGATTCTCTGAAGCAACGTGAGGATGAAATCGAAGCTCGTAAAGCTAGAGCAGCTCAGCGTATGTTGCAAATGGGAGCAACTGGTTCTGTTGGAGCAGCGAGTGTAGGTGGTAAGGGCGACATCATGGACGCCATTATGAATGGCTTAGTAAATGCTGTCTTGGGGTATGCAGGCATCAAGGCCGCATCTAGTCGCCTAGGTGGTAAAGTATTGGGTGGCGTCAAAGGAGCAGCTAGTTCTGTTTGGCAAGGTGTGAAAGGTGCTGTTGGGGGTGTGTGGCAGGGCGCTAAAAACGGTGCATTAGCAGCATCTAATGCTTGGAAAAATACAGGCGGTGCAAAGGGCATATGGGGAGCAATGAAAGGTGCCGCTTCAAGAGCACCTGCCCCTTTGAAAGCCCTTGGTCTTGTGGGTGCAGGAAGCGCCGCAGCTAGTGCGGCCCCAGCAGTTTCATCAACATTGCCTGCAAAGGTGGGCGGAGCAGTTGCGCCCGCGGCTGTAAAAGGTGGTTTCCTACAAGGTGCCAAGAACATTGGAGCTAAGGCATTGGGTGCCCCTTTGAAAGCCCTTGGTCTTGTGGGTGCAGGAAGCGCCGCAGCTAGTGCGGCCCCAGCAGTTTCATCAACATTGCCTGCACTAGCTGCAACAAACGCCACCAAGGTGGGCGGAGCAGTTGCGCCCGCGGCTGTAAAAGGTGGTTTCCTACAAGGTGCCAAGAACATTGGAGCTAAGGCATTGGGTGCCCCTTTGACATTAGGCATTGGCGCATATGAAGCCTACAACGTAAGCAAAGACGAGAAACTTTCATCTGAACAGAAGACAATAGAGTATTCCAAGATAGGTGGCAAAACGGCAGGTGCCCTAGCTGGAGCCAAGGCTGGTGCAATGGTAGGCGCAATAGGCGGTCCTATTGGAGCTGCAATCGGCGGTGTGATTGGTGGTATTGGTGGATACTTCCTAGGTGAAAAGGGCGGCGAGGTTGTGGGTGACGTTATCAATGCAGTTGCTCCTTCAAATTCGCCGTTAGAAACAAAGATACCTCGGGTTAATGTTTCTAATACGGTAAAACCTAACATCGGCACAATTCAACCAGGCCAGACAAAGACAAATAACCTTCAGTTTTTGACTCAGCAGATTGAACAAACTAATGCCGAGAAACAAGACATGAAAGCAAATCCTACAATTGTGCCAATTGCAATAAATAATCAAAGTAATATTTCAACGTCTCAAGGTTCGGATTCTGGAAGAACTAGAACCCCCGTGCCACTAGTTAGAAACCAAGACGGAACAATTCAGAGATTATTGGATTTGAATTATCATCCGCTATTGACATGAGGAATTAGACAATGCCAATTTACGAATTTCAGTGTAGTGAATGTGAAGGTGTGGTAGATAGGTTTTTCAAAATGTCTGAAAAGCCTAAAGAGTTTATTGACAAGTGCCCCCATTGCAAATCAACCTCAACATTCAAGTCGATTATGAGTGCAGTTGCAATGTCATATAACGGCTTTAATCACGCCGCCAAAGTTCCAACGGATTTGAAAAATAGACTTGATCAGATTAGAAAACACTATCCCAATATGCAATCAACTGTTTAAAAGGAGTTAGTTATGGTTGAGACTTTTCAAGATTTTATGAAGAGAATTTGGGTTGATCTTCAACGCCTATTCTTTTTGTTCCTTGTGGTATTCGTTCTATCATCAATTGATAGCGTTTTCCCATTCGCGGGACAATATGCATTTCTAACATCTGTATTGACAAGCACATCTATTGTTTTGTCTGTTGCAGGAATTAGCCATATCATTCGTCGCATTTTTTTCCCTAGTATTGATTTGAAAGAGTTTTCTCGAGAAGCGCTAAATCATCCACTGGCTTCTGCAATCGTTTTTCTAGGCGTTTGTATTGTCCTTTCAACCTTTATTGTTGTAAATGTAATGTTGCTAACATGACTAAACTATCACTTTTCCTAATTGGACTTGTGATGAGTATCAACGTGTTAGCAGATGAGGTTCCAAAGAACTTCTTATATCATAAGGACGCATTAGTTAAAGTGATGCAAACAAGTTGGAATGACATTTCTATTCCGAGTGTTATTCCGGGCTTAATTGAGCAAGAGACGTGCATTTCATTGACCCATCCCAAATGCTGGTCTAGATTCGCAAAACTAGAGACTAGCAGGGAATATGGATTTGGTCTGGGTCAATTAACAGTCACAAAACGTTTCAATGCATTTGAAGAAGTCAAAACATTGGATAGTCGTTTGAAAGATTGGAAATGGGATGATCGTTTCAATGCCGAATATCAAATGATTGCTATTGTAGCAATGTTGAAACGAAACTTCAAGGTTTTCAGAAGTGCTGAAAAGGAAATCGACCGATATGCCTTTGCTCTTGCAGCATACAATGGCGGCATAGGTGGGATTCAATCAGATCAACGTATCTGCAGAAACACAAAAGGATGCAATCCCAATTTGTGGTTTGGGCACGTTGAACATACTTCATTGAAAAAGAAAACTGCTGTAACTGGTTATGGTAAAAGTTTCTTCGAGATAAATCGAAAGTATCCAGTGAATATTTTGAACGTCAGACGATTCAAGTACAAACCATATGTTGATCCCTATTTCAAGGCGGTGCTATGATCTCAAATCGTAAACTTTATTTGATTATCGCCGCATTTGTTTCATCCGTGGGCGCTTCTGTTTATTTCACCGCCCAATATAAAGACGGGCAATATGCAATCAAAGAGCAAAAGGTTCGGGATGAGTATATTGCTGAGTTGAAGAAACGCCAGGATGAATACAATGCAAGGGTGGAAGAGCTGAACAAAAAGGCTCTTGAACGCCAAACACAATTGTCCAATCTCAATTCAGAATTGGAGAGAAAATATGCTAATGCGAACAAACGTGCAGATCAAGCGCTTACTAAGTATAATGATCTTGTCTCTAATGGTTGGAGGTTGCGGGACCCCGGAACCCAAACCCAACCCTCCATGCAATTGCCCAACGCCTCCAGTGGTGGTGATTCCTCAACCACCACTGGCAGTAACGGAGCCTCCAGTGGCGGAGAACTTTCTAGAGAGGCTAGTGAATTTCTTCTCCAACTCGCCTCAGACGCCGACAAAGTAGTGGAACAATTAAGAGTTGCACAAGAGTACGCTTTGCGTCTAAAACAGATTTGCGAAAAACAATAAATGAAGCATATTTACATGATATGCGAATCAAAGGGATCGGATTTCTCCGATCCCTTTTCTTTTCTTAACAAACAAGGAGTTTAGATGCGCAGAACAACCAAGCAGCCAACTAAAGGGAAAAGAACGGGAATGGTAAAGCGCGAAGAATTTTCTCTTGCAGAAATTAAGCCAAAAACAGAAGCCCAGCGAATGATGATGGCAGGATATTTGCAAGGGCAAAACGTTGTAGCATATGGTTCGGCTGGTTCGGGTAAATCATTCATTGCATGTTACTTGGCACTAAAAGATTTGCATGATAAGGAGAAACAAAAAATAATCATTGTTAGAAGCGCAGTCCCAACTCGAGACCAAGGTTTTCTACCAGGTACCCTTGAAGAAAAATCAGCCATATATCAGATTCCCTATGTCAATATCATCAATGAACTTTGTCAGAACGGAGCAGCTTGGGAAATCTTGACAAAGAAGGGAGCAATTCAATTCATGACCACAAGCTATGTCCGAGGCGTCACTCTTGATGATGCAGTTATAATAGTGGACGAATTTCAGAACCTAACTCCCCATGAAATCTATTCTTTACTAACCCGTGTAGGTGAAAATACCCAAGTAATTTTGTGCGGTGACACAAAACAATCTGATCTGAACAAGAAGAAAGAAGAATCTTGTTTTGAATGGATGATGAAGGTTGCAGAACGTATGCCTGATTGGTTCGATCTTGTTCGATTCATGCCTTGCGATATTGTCAGATCAGAGTTCGTCAAGAAACTTATTATGGTTACGGAAGATCTATAAATAGCTGGAGAGGTTTCGTAGAGATTCAATAAAATGGCAAAGAAATATGTTTACCGAGATATCAATCTGGCGTTTGAAAAACATCCGCTTACTGGAGATGTTGTCTCGGCTACAGATGTTGAAGCAATTAAGAAATCTCTGCGAAACCTTGTTATGACCAATCTTTATGACGTCCCTTTCAATCCAGAAAAGGGAACATTGTTGAACGGTTCTTTGTTTGAGAACTTTACACCAATTACAACAGAGTTTCTCAAGACAAAAATAAAAGAGATGGTTGATCTCTATGAACCTCGAATTCAGGTTCAGAAAATTGTTATATTCCAAAAAGAGGACCAGAATGCACTGGAAGTGACAATTCACTTCAAAATTCTTGACTTAAATAGGTTCGAGGATATTACAATCTTCGTTGAAAGAACGAGATAAAGAAAATGGCAGAAAGGGCTCTAATTAATCTGACGGCAATGGAATTCTCCGACATTAAGGAGAATTTAAAGGCGTTTCTACGAAATCAGGACGAATTTACAGATTACAATTTTGAAGGCTCTGGGCTTTCAATTATCCTTGACCTATTGGCGTACAATTCTCAACATACGGCTTATCTAGCCAACATGCTTGCAAACGAGGCTGAAATTGATTCGGCCATTTTGCGTTCTAACGTTGTATCAAGAGCCAAGCTATTGGGTTACACCCCAAGATCAACTACGGCATCAAGAGCAGTGCTATCAATTACAGTTAATGACCCAGGTAACCAATCTACCTCATTGTTAATGCCTCGTGGTACAAAATTCATTGCCAAATCTTCATCTCAGCAATTCATCTTTACAACACTTGACGACTACAACCTACACCTAGATGAATCGGGTGTGTTTCGTAATGACGAGGTTGGAGTGTTTGAAGGCATCATTAAAGCGTATTCATTTGACGTTACCTCAGACGAGCGTAGATACATCATCCCTTCAAAGAAGATTGACACCAATACTTTGAGGGTGGGTGTTTTTGATAACATTAGTTCAAATGAATATACTGTCTACGAAAAAGCCCACGGCATCAATAAAGTGGGTTCAGATTCAACCGTGTTTTGGGTTTATGAAACTGATGGCGGATTCTATGAATTGAAATTCGGTGATGGTGTATTCGGCAAAAAGCCTACATTGAACGGTGTGGTGTATTGCGAATATTTAGAATCAAATGGAAGTTCTGCAAACGGTTTCTCTCAATTCTCTCTAGTTGGAACCTTCGAGGGTTATGAGAACGCAGACATTTCAGTAGAGACAATCAATGCATCAGCAGGCGGATCAGAACCCGAAGCAACATCTTCAATCAAGCTTAATGCACCTCGTTTCTATCAGTCACAGAACAGAGCGATTACCAAAGAAGATTTTGCCGCTGTTACGAATGACATTTACCCTTATGCCAAATCTGTTGCAGTATGGGGCGGTGAAGAACTGAACCCTCCACAATTTGGTAAGGTATTCATCTCAATCATTCCAAAAAGCCTAACAAAACTAACATCTACAAACAAGCGCGATCTTGAAAGAAAGATTCGTTCTAGGTCTGTTGCAGGCATTGCACCTGTAATCGTTGATCCTAAGTTCATCAATTTGAACATGACTATTCATGCTTCAGTCAGAAAGAACGCAACAAATGGCTTGAGTAATTTCTCAAAACAAATAACTGATCTTGTTGAAACCTATTTTGACAATACCTTCGGAATTTTTGATAGTGACTTCTATTATTCAAACCTCTTGGCTGAGATCAAGAACTATTCAAGAGCCATTGTAGGTGTAAGAGCAGAGTATTCATTGTCTCTTGTCAATTCATTGAATCAGACAGACTTTGCTTTCGAAAACGCCATTGTTCCTGGCAGCGTAAGAACAAACAAGGTTCGTTTGACTGGTACGACTGAATTCTATCCAATCGAAGATAACAATGGTGATGGCACCCTTTATGCAGGAACAGTCTCAATTGGTACAGTCAATTATCACACAGGCAAGATTATTATAGATACAACTAAAATTCAAGAAACAACTACAAACGTATTGGAAGTTTTTGTGACGCCCGCAAATGATGATATTCTAGCAGGTTTCGCAACAGCAATCGTCTTGAACAAGGATAGATTGTCAGTCGAATTGAGGTCAGTATAATGGCTAATATCAACGTTGTAGCGAGGGCTGGAAGCCAAATGGTTTCCGCTCTCCCAAAATTTGTAATCGAGAACTACCCTAAATTTGTGAATTTCCTTCGTGCTTATTACACCTGGTCAGCAACCGAAGGGCCAGATCTTGCAATGGAGGCGATGAAATTAGCAAATGACGTTGATTTGGTAATCGAGGAGATGTTGCCTTCATACAGAGCATCATACGCCAAGAACTTCCCAATTGAATTGAAAACCAATTTTAGACACTTCGCTAAGTTCCTCAAGGAGTTTTATCAATTGAGAGGAACCGAAGAATCCTATAGAATTTTCTTCAAAGCCGTATTTAACGAAGAAGCCTCAGTATATTTCCCTCGAATTCAACTCTTCAAACCATCTGAAGCGGTTTGGAACAAAGAAACATTTTTCAAAGCCTCTGCGACAAGCGGTAATCCGTTCGATCTCATCAATGCGGAAATCACTGGATTGAACAATGGCTACAAGGCTATTGTGTCTAACGTTGTTAAGGTTGGTGATCTCTACGATATTTACTTCGAGGAAGCTAACGGCGAATTTGAAGTGGGTGAGGTCATTGTCCATGAAAACATCTCAGTAACAGTTGTACCTATATTCAAGGTGTCATCATTCACCTCAACTCAAGATTGGTATGATTCATCAATCATTCATACCAACGGCGTGATATTGAAAGTGGACAAAATCAACTACGGCCGAATCGTGGGTTTGACTATTACAGACGGCGGAACAGGATATGAGGTTGATGATGTAATCACTTCAACGTCTCAATATTCCGGAACAGGATTTAAAGCCAAGGTTACGGGTGTGGATGGTTCTGGTGCAATTACAAGCATCGCCGTTCAACGTTCAGGATTCGGATTCAGCCACGATGACGTAGATATCATCGTTGAAAGCTCTTCGGGCACGGGCGCAATTCTTGAACCTATATTTGATTCTGAGTTCAGAAAAATCAAGAGCTTGTCAATCATTCAGAACGACAAATTCACCAATGGTTCAGATTTGACCGTTACATTGCCCAACGGAACACAGATTGTATTTACTCAAGGCGTTACCAACACTGTCAAGTATTGGGTGAAACCCCAATCAACCCCATCTACGGGGTATGCAAAGCTACATGATTCGGATTATTATCAAGAATATTCTTACGAGATTCAATCGAAAGCTGATGCGAAGGCGCAAGAAGAATCTTTGAAAGCCCTTTTGCATATCGCTGGTTTGAAGATGTTTGTGAAAACAATACTTCAAGAAGAAGCGACAATCAACGCTGAAACCGACATCTTATTCGCTTGATTGTCCTTTGTTCCTAATCAATTTCATTAGTTCCTCCGAGGAACCCACGTACAAGTGATTGTGGTTGATATTTGTAGAAAGGCTTTCGGAGCCCTTCTCTTTTGCCTTTGTGCGTCTTGAAGAAACTTCGTCTAGCTTGCTTGCAACATCTGTGATTGTCTTCACCAAGTTAGCAGCCACCTCAAATGCCCTTGGATGTTCCGTGCTTTCTGCAATCTGCACCAAAGCATCAAGCATGTTCTCGGACTTTTGGATCATTTTTTTGAACGTCTGACGAGCGAGTTCTTGATCTTCCTTGTCCTTGAGATCTTCTGGTGTTTCGTTTTCAATGACCAAAGGTGGCTTAGCCTCAGGTTTAGTGGCTGGAATCAGGTCGAACGTTTCTTCTAGTTTTTCAAACATGATTATGCGCTATTCTCTATTACAGTTTCGGCGATAGGGCCATTTGGTGGGACGCCCTCAAATCTTTGAATAACATGAGGAGTATCGAAATCTGGTTCAAAGAATGTGTTTGCGTCAATCTTGGTGATGATTGCTTTATCTGTTACTGGTCCATAAAAGAACCCCTTTACCGTGAAGTCAAGAGTCCATTCAATCAATCTGGCATCTTCAAAAGGACCCTCCACGTTATCGTTTAGGGTTACAGAATTCAAAACAATATGAATGTCTCGCTCTAATCCCAATTCAGGTATTTCCTTTGCTGCTACGGTATATTCGGGTTGGAAGAAGGGTAGAATCTGTTCAACCACTTGCAATCCGTCCTCAAAATATCCTGCGAAGATAGTCAGGGTCATGTTTATATCATAAGGCGCAGGAGCATATTGCATCTTAGCAAGATTGCCATTGGGGGTCCTTGTAATGTGGTTTACAGTGTTCTCTTTTCTGTAACCCGCATATGAAGGTGATCCTGCCTCAAACGCCATTCTAGGGAATGAGTTATTCCACGCTGCTCTCAATGCAGGGTTTTGAATGAAACGCTCCAATGCCTTATCCTTCTGAACGAATGACAAAGGCACTTTGATTATTTTGTCTGCCCCACCTGGTTCGGCGTTCTTACGGACAATAGAAATGTCGTTGAACAACGTGCCGAAGATAGACACATACTTTTTATAGTGTTGGTGATAAAATGGTGCGTGCCCTAGCATTATGGATTCCCGAATGGATTGCGCTCGTCAAACTGAATAAAATCGTTTGAAAGTTGTTGTAATGGGTCGTTGTCTGCGTTTGTATCATTAGCCACACTGTCATTGTTCAATAGCCCAGCTGTACCTGCATCCAATACAGGTTCGCCCGTATTGACCTGTTGATGATTGTACTTGGCTCTTTCGCACTTGATGAAATAATAAACAGGACTTCCCAATGCCTTGAATTGAAAGTCTGAAATATCAACCTTGGCGATTCTAAAAATGTCATCAGGGCCTAGGTAATCCCAAGCGGGAATATAGATGTAATCGCCTTCCCTTGGTCTATGTCCAAACACCCCATCAAAACGTCTAACGCCAACCAAGAACGTACAAGTGTTAGGTTGTACCAAACCAAACTTGGCATATAGGTCATAGTTGCCGTAGGGTTGCTCGAAGTCCTTTAGATACATTTCAATAACAACAGATTGGCCTAGCTTCTCAAATCTGTTTTCGCCAAACAATGAGTCGTAGTTCGCATCATTGACCTGTTCTACCTTGATGTAATGAACATCTACGCCAGCAAGCTGCACTAACTCTGTTGCAAGTTCGTGATAAAGGTCTTGCTCGTTGTTTGCATTGATGTGCTGAAAATATGGTGAAACTGCCATTGCTCTAGCCCATTATGAAGTCTACTGGTTCTTGGTGTTCTAAGATCATGGATTCTTCTAGTTCTTTGATCTCTGCTTCTGCTTCTTGAAGTATACCTTCTGCATCAATTGTCACGCCGCCAACCAACTGAACGTTTCGTAGCTTACGAAGGTTGTTACCCCACTGTCTCTTGATTAGAGCAGTGGCATATTTTTTGAGAAAAGGGTCATTCCACACTCGTGGGAATTCGTCGGGGTCGAGAACTCTTGTTGCTTCAACAACAAAAATCTGACCTTCACGAACCGTATTCCAGTCAATATCAATGAACAGTCTGTCCATATGACGATTAAAGCGAATGTGCTTCGTTTTTCCAGAAACAACGTTCTTCAATGTCTCACGATAAGACATCGCCATGCTGTATGTTAAAAGACCATCGCCTTTTAGTGCAAAAGGATATGTGCTAGCCATCAATTGCCATTCAATAGAAAATTGGCTTGATCCTTGATATGACGTTTCCAAGACTCGCTGAACACCTACGAATGAGTCATCAATCGGGAAGTATTTGTCTTGAATGACTTGAGCTGTTGCTTCGACTGGCACATACATTTGGATGCTGCCGTCATGGTGATTTCGACCAAAATATTCCAAGGCAGCATCGACCAAATCCTCGACCTGTTGATTGTCTACGTTGATTTGAATAACGGGCGCACCCAAACGGCGCAGGCAATACGCTTTGAACTCTTTTCTTGTTTCTGGTTTAGATGCAGACATGTTTATCCACCTAGTTGTTTTTATTATTTATAGGAAAGAAAGCCCCTCGAGGGGCTTTCTTTCAAATTTCTGGAGGTTCTTCCGAATAATGAGGCTTTGAAGGCCTGGGCTCAAATGCACTAAGCAACTCTTTATATTTCTCAAGGTATTGTTCTTGTTCATACCCAAACCTACGGTTCAGGAACAACACCAGATCAGCTTGATTCTTCAAAAACTCTACGGGCGTTTTGCTTTTCATAATGCGGCGGATGTAATAGTTCACACCCAACTTAGAGTTCTTCTGTTTGAACAGATTGAAAGCATCCATAACCTTAGGGATACAACCAAATTGTTTGCAATGCGCTACTGTCTCGCACTCGTCACAAATTTTCTCGCTCATTTCTCACCCCTCATCGCTTCATCAAAGATTTGAATAATCTTCTCAAGACTATCCGCTTCGCTCTTATCAAGACGTTCCTCAACAAACCGTGGGAGGAACAGACGCCGAGGACCATTGTCATTGGGCATCAAAGAGTTTGCCCGAACGGTGATGATTTTCTTGTCAATCCATTCGTCCATCTCTTTGGTGATACGCTCACGGTCCGCATCGCTGAAGCCCGATACATTAGTCTGCACCAAACCATCGGAGCTCTCACAAATCAACGAACCAAACCATTTTTCATTTTTGCCGTTGCCTGGATTGAAGCCTCGGACAATCAGATCAACCTCGGCTTCCACCTTCATCTTGATTTGATCCTTGGACGTACCATCTGCCCAAATTGCTTCGGGGTTCTTGATGACCGTGCCTTCATATCCCATGGCGGTCATTTGAACATAATGTTCAAATGCTTCTTTCAAGGAGAAGACGATCTTGGTGGGGATGGGAAGGAAGTATTGGCCTTTCAGCTTCTCAACCTTTTTATAACGCTCACGATACGGAACTTCATATTTGCCGCCTGCTACTGCATTCTCAACAGGCACCTTGTCCCAGATGAAGTAGAACGGTTTCTGGTTCTTCTCAAACGAACCACCCTTGAGAACACTGTTCAAAACACCGTTGCCGATCTCACGAGGCAAAATCTTCCAACCATCCGGATGTTTTTCTGCCACAAGAAGTTCGCCATGGTAACAATATCCTACATCGGCTACCTTCAAGAATTCATCAATGAACGCTTGGAACTCAACATTGGCGAACGTTGTGCCGTTACGACTTGTGATCTTGACTGAGCGATCAGCATAAACGAACACGTTGGCGAACATGCCGTCTGCTTTCTCTTGGGAGAAGATTCCGTCTTTCCAATTGAACTTATCAATGTTGCTACCTTTCTGCAAGGAGCAGCGCATGTAAGGATATTCGGGAATCGTACCAGGGAAAACTCGATTGATTAAACCCACATTGATACCACAACGTAGGTCACCTTTCAGGAGATTTGCTAGAACTTTTGCCTCTTGTTCTAGCAGTGAAGACATGAGCGATGCGACCTCATCTCGGGCAGCATTACCTGTAATTGCACGGCTTGTTAGACGATCCAGTGTTGCTTCGACTGAGGGCCAAGCATCGTTCAAATTCTTAACACCGAAATTCACCACCTCGGGAACCTTCTTGATGCCGTAGACATACTCTGGGCTGTAGGTTCGATTCAGCAGGCGAACAAAGTTCGGATACTTCTCGCCAAACTCTTTCAGCTTAGCTTCCTTGAACAAACGAGAACCGTCGCTGTTCAAAATTTCAATAAGGGTTGCAAATGTGGTCATTAAAACTCCAGTGCTTCAAACTCTTCTTGGGTAATTCCGGAATATGTGTACTCGGTACTATTTGGTCCGTAGGACTCGGTAATTCGCCATTTCACTTTACCATCAGATCCTTTTTGACCGATTCAGCGCCGATAACCAGCGTCTGACATACCAGCAAACAAATCTTCGCTTTCGTAATTATCAGCCGCCCAATTATCCATACGGACAATCTTCGGCTTAATTTAGTTGTCTTTAACTGCTACTTTTGAGTAGAATTTTTCAAAAGCGATGTTTTGTTTGTTCATGATGTTCCTTCCTTGTTGATTCAATTTTAAGACAAGACGCACGAGGCGTCTTGTCCTTTATTCAACAATCTTGCAGTAGTGACACTGAAAAGAGAAGTAGTCTTTTTCGTAGGTCGTGTCTGAGCCATGATATCCATATTGAACCCACCAGAGTTCTTCTGTTTTCACAATGTTTCGAATGACAACAACGTCGCCTTTGGAACCATAGGCAGCAGTCCAACGAGAACCAACCTCAAGATCTTCCTTTTTTGAAAATGTGTCGGACAACCGCTTTATGCCCATTAATGATTTCAGTTTCCATGATATGCTCCTTGTCCCTATGCCTCAATTATAGCATAGAACAAGGAGTTGTCTAGAACTTTATTCTACCTTGATGCCTGAGAACCTTGGCTTGTTGCCTACACCCAAAGCTGGCTTCTTGAACTTGATTTCCCCTGTATCTTGGTCAATCTCCTCATCTTTACGCTTAGGACTTCCGTTTGAAACGGGTCGTGTCTTTGTCATCTGAACCTCAGACTCTGCATCAAACAACCTCATCTTCGAGCGATCAATACCTACAACGAAACGGAGCTTGCTTGCCATGTCTGAAAAGCGATTCTTCAACTGTTTGAACATGACAACATTCTGCTCGTCTAGTTCTTCAGTACGAATCATAGCCAAAAGGATATCGGCGGTCATGGCTAGGCCATGGCTGTCTGAAATTTCCTTCAGACCAACATCTGTCGTATCCGTGCCCTCACGATTCAACTGAGTAGCTGAAACAATAGGCAGATTGTACTCAATAGCCAGACCACGTAGTTCTTCACAAATGGCCTTGACATATTGATAAGAGTTCACCATGCCTGCCTTGAATCGGCTTGAAGAACAGATGTTGATGTAGTCAACGTAGATGATGTCTGGCACGAAGTCTTTCTTCAACTTCAGCTCATTGATGAGCGCCCTGAATTGCGTAACACCCGCACTAGCGGTGGGGTACTCTTTGACAATCAAGCGACCCTTACAGCCATCCAATGCCTTGTTCAACCGACGTCTGTATTCTTGCAATGACAGATTAGGTAGATCTTGAATCCTCATGTTCAAGATGTTAGCGTCAATGCGCTCCGAGATACGTTCTTCTGCCATTTCCATGGTGATATAAAGGACGTTCTTGTCTGCTAAGAGGTTCCGTGCCGCACAATGACAAAGGAACAGAGATTTACCAGCACCAGTTGATGCTGATACAACTGCAAGAGTTTTCCGAGGCAAACCTCCGTTTGTGATTTCGTTCAGTGCTTCAATGTCAAAAGGAATCTTGTATTCATTGATTTGATGCAACATTTTGTAGCGTTGCTCAATCATGGTCATGAAGTCGTGACCGATGTTGGTATCAAATGACACCGATAGAGCATTCTTCAAAATGTCCGGGATCTGGCCTACGTCCGCCTTATCGTCCTCTATCATTGCAGCGGCGTCTACAATGGCATTGAACAGTGCCTTGTCCTTGCAGAACTTTTCCGTATGCTCAACAAGCCAATCAATCGAGGGCGCTTTGCTACGCTTTGTCAGTCTATTGACAAGATCAACCGCAGTCTCATAGTCTGATTGTTTTAGTCCTTTCGTGTCCTTGATTTCAATACGTAGCTCATCTTGAGTAGGTGCCTTGTTGTACTTGGAAACGAACTCTGAGATTTTTGTGAAGACGATAGAATGGGCGTTCTCGCCAAAATACTCATCCTTCAAAAAAGGGAGAACCCTTCGCATATACTCATCATTGTGCAACAGGTTCTCCAAGATTACTTCTTCTATCATTTATTCTCCTAGACCAAAGGACAATTATATCAGGAATCATCTTGTTTGTCAAATTCTTTCAGACGTTCCATAGCTAGTAAATAATTGATGAGATTACCCACGATAACGTTCAGTTCATCCGACTCCACGTTCTGTTTGTCCTTGTTCACTGCGGTGTAGTCAATCTCAAGCTGCGAACCTTTCACCTCGACACTACGGAGAATGATGATATGGTCCTTGAAGTCACCATCCTGAAGCACAACGGCTCCGATGATTTTCTTCTCGTCCATCATGCGAGCTTCTTCATCGCTCTCCACAGGGATCGAATAAAAAGAAGGCACAACCTTCCTCAAATCTTGGATAATTGCATAGACATCATTTTTCGTCTGCATCGGCTTCTCCATGTTCATCAGACATGATGGATTCGTTCATCACCAATTGGTATTTCTTACAGATGAAGTCCTTGAACTTCTGGTTCTTCAGGATGTCTTCCCAAAATTCTGCCGTGTTTGTTTCCTTGGCACGATACTTGCCTTCAACCAATTCGCCCGTATCAGGATCAACCTTCTGATACCAACCCATACTTGGCTTAGTAACGAAGCCTCCCTCAAGGGCAAGGTCTAGCAAACCCGACCAACGGGTAATGCCCCCGTCAAACATAACAGTCAAAGGAATCTTGGACTTCTCTTTGACGCGACGAGACTTCTCGATGTTGATGGTGAAAGTATAACCTGCAACGTCCGTGCCATCTTTCTCTTGAGAACGACCAATGATCCAGATGTCGTTTGCAGAATAGTATCCACCGGTATTATGAGTTATGAGACCATTTTCAAGGATGTAGTGTTCGACCTCATCAACTGAAATATCAAAGACGGGAACGTTACCGATTGATTTCTTGCTTACCAATTTCATTCATTATTTCCTTTGCAATTTGCTTAACATAATTTGTGGGGTCTTTAGCATGCTTTTCAAATTGCACTCTAAAAAACCTTATACCCTAATCCTTCCATGAATTCTTGTTTCACTGCGTCTCTACGCTTTGCTTCTTCCGATCTATGCCAAAATTCGCTATCATATTCTATAACAATTTTCAGAGCCGTGTCTACAAAGTCATATTTTACATACCCCAATCCTTTGATGAATTTACCAAATTCTCTTTCACCGTAATGAGGTTTAACGAATTGAATTTCCTCACACAAGCTATCAAAAAATCTAACCGATGATTTTGAGCAATATGCATAACGAGAGGACATAAATTCGGCATACTCGTCTTCAGTTTTACCTTGACTAATCCAATACTCTACACACCATGGTTGATGTTTTCTTCGCTCTTCGGCTGAATACTTTTGAGCATATTTGTTGCCATTGCTTGTTTGAAGTGCTGTTACCTTTTCAGCGGCTTCTTCTTCTGAAAGACCACGAGCAATCCAGTAATTCTTATTCCAGCGTGATACGGATGAACCATTTGATTTGACTTTTTGATGAAATTTGATTGCGTTCTGAGATTGGGTCTCTTTTACCTTTACAATGGCCTCATCTTTAGTGTAGCCTCGCTTAACCCAATATTCCACACACCTCGGAGAATTTTCTTTTTGAATTTCACTTGTGAAGCGTCTTGCTTCATCTTCAGAATAACCCCGGACCAACCAATATGTTTTGCTTCGTCTAGACCCGCCCAGTTTTCCACTTGGATTAACTATTGACTTTATTATTTTGTAAATTTCCACCATTCCCCTTAGTTCGTTTCCGTGCGCAAGCAATTTTGAAACGATAATGGGGTTTTTGAGGTTTAGGTCTTTATCAAAAGCAGAATATATCATCAGCATTTCTTCATCTGATGGCTGTTTGTTAAGGTCAAGTGAAGGGAAATTTTTCTTGTACCATTCTATCGTTTGTTTTTTCATATGTGCCTCCTGAATGTACTTTTATATAAAAACTGTTTTTTCAGGAGGCACTGGCCTGTTAGTGACGGATAAACTCCATATCGTAAGTGAGGTCCTTTGCCATCACCCACTTCTCCGAGCCGTCACCCATTCTAACAAGAAACGGATGT